TCAATTTGCTCATTAGTTATATGTACACTAGGAGTTCTATGCCATACATATCTATCATTATGGCTATTTAAATGAATTTTAATATTTCTAACAAGCCTTTCAAAACCACCATATTTAAATCTAACATCATCGGCAAAAGCATCATTTGGATAATAACACATTGGATCAACTAAATATAATTTTTCAATATTTGTATTATCTAAAATTTCTTTTGCATGAAATCCATAACCAATACCTACTTCTACACAAGTTTTAAAATTATTCTCATTAATAACTTTAGAAAATATACCATAATAATAACCAGCCCATCCACCTGGACCACCATCCTTACCACCTGACTTCCATATCTCTATAAGATTTTGATAGTACGGATCTACAATATTATCTGTGTCTGTCATTATATATTAATAATATTAATATATTTAAGTAATTTTATATTTATTATTACAATTATTTATATTTAAAAAAAAGATTTTATTCTAATTATGATAAATAGTAATTTATTTTATTGTAGAAACAAGGATACATATCCTCCATTTAAAAATGGTTTATATCTTGAAGAATATTTTCTTACAAAATTAAATAGAGAAAATCCACAATTAAAAAGAAAATACATACCTGCTTTATGGACTAATTTTCAAATTGAGGGATGGTTTGATTCAAAAAAAAATGAAATGCAACAAATATTAAATAATTGGATCCAAGAAAATCCATCAGAAAATGGTTATTTTACAATAGTTCAGTATGATGATGGACCAAAATTAAATATACCAGCAAACACAATAGTATATGGTGCTTGTCATGGAAATATTCCTATTCCATTAATTTATGAAGACAATAGAAATACTTTTGAGAATATACCAAAAAAACAATTTAATGAGAAATCAATTTTATGTTCATTTGTTGGCAATATAACATCTAATCACGTTATGCCAAACGTAAGAGTTGAAATGTTTAATATTTTAGGCAACAACCAAAATTTTAGACTAATAAATTCAGGAGGATGGACACCTGATGTAAATAAAGATTTACAAAATATTTTTATGCAAACAACAATTAATTCAAAATTTGCCTTAGCTCCAAGAGGTTATGGAAGATCATCATTTAGATTTTTTGAATGTTTTCAATTAGGAACTATTCCTATTTATATATGGAATGATATAAATTGGCTTCCATTTCAAGATAAAATAGATTATAATAAATTATGTATAGTGATTCATGTATCTAAACTAAATGATTTGTATTCAATAATATCATCTATAACAGAAGAAGAATATGATAATATGTTTAAATATTATCAAGAAATAAAACATTTGTTTACTTTAGATGGAATGTCAAATCAAATAATTGAAGAAATAAATAGTTAAAATATAATAAAAATAAAATTATAGTTATTATATGATTGAACAGGAGTATATAATGCTTATTATGAATTGTAAGAAATATTTAAAGAAGGCTAAATTTCAAAAAATGACATGGTTACCAAAGATTCCTTCATATTTACAATATTATCATGTTATTGGTGAACCTGATTTAGATACTAGATATAAATTTGATAATGAAAATAGAATTTTATGGGTTAAGGTAGAAGATGATTATAATTCATTACCAAAAAAAGTTATTAGAGCTTATGAAGCTGTATATGAGACATTTGATTTCAAATATTTGTATAAAACAGATGATGATCAGATATTAGTCAATGAAAAATTTTTGGATGTAGTAAGAGGAATAACAAGTAATAGTAGAAAAATACACTATGGTGGTTATATAGTAGATGTAAAACAAAATTATTTATCGCAATATCATAAAATTCATCCAGAATTGCCAGAATATTTACCTATACTTCAAACAAAATATTGTAGTGGTCGTTTTTATTTTCTCTCGAAGCAAGCGTTAGCAAATGTAATAAGTAAGAAAAATTTAATTGAAAAAGAATATTTGGAAGATTATGCAATAGGATTTAACTTAGATCAATATTATAAATTAAATATGACAAATCTAGCTACAAATAAGTTTTTTACTGATATTGAATTAAGTGACTTTCCAAAATTAATAGAAGAAGATAAAATATAATTTCTTATATATATATTAATGAATATATATAAACCAATTGTAAATAGACATTGTAAAAAAGTTGGTTTATTTTGTAATGCGAGAGATGAAAAACATATAAAAGAATGGGCAGCGCATCATTTATTAATCGGGTTTGATCACATAATTATTTTTGACCATAAATCGTTGATTCCCTTATCTGATATTTTTTTAAATTTTGATAAAAGAGTAAATATAATTAAAATTAATTTAGAAGATGGGAATATAAAAAAAAGATTAATGAATAATGCTATTGTAATTGCAAATAGGATGGGCTTAGATTGGTTTATATATTTAGATGCAGATGAATTTGTTATTCTTAATAATAGATTTAAAGGCATAAAACATTTTTTAAATACTTATTCATATGCTGATTCAATAGGAATAAATTGGGTGATGTTTGGTTCAAATAATTTAATTGAGGAACCAGTTGGTTTAATATTGGAAAATTATACAAAATCTTGTTTATTACTAGATCAACATGTAAAATCATTTGTTAGACCACAAGAAGCAAAATATTCAGATAATCCGCATTATTATCATATAAGAAATCCATCAAAAATGTTAGGTATAAATTTTAAAATGTTAAGTTATCCTTATTGTTTTAATAAAACAAAAATTCCTTATAATAAAGCTCCAGCATATATAGCACATTATGTATATCAATCAGAAGAAACATATGTAAATAGAAAAATAAAACTTAAAGGAGATGATGGAAGAGTTCGCTCAAATATGGGTAAAGAAATTCATAATCATTATAATGACATAATAAATTTAGATCCTCAAAAATATATAAAACAAATAAAAGAGTTTTTACAATATTATGAGAATATTACAACTTAATAGAATTTCTTAACGCAGCCAATTCTTTCTGTCTTTTAATAAAAGCAACTTTATCTAAATCAAGCATTGCTGGTGTATAGTTAGTTGGTCGTTTTTCAATATCACTATAATCTTCCCTTTGAGTTACAGATAAGGGAGTAATTAAATACCATTTGTGAATAGCTTGAAGATTAAACCAATGTTTATCAATAGCGTATAAAAAATGATTAGTAGGTTCTTTCATTAATAGTACTATTCCTTCTTTATAATTTTTAATAAGAATATCATAATAATGTCTCTGTACGATATAACCTGTAGTAGTTTGGCAATGAGTAACCTGAATACATGAATCATCAATTCTTGTATAAGGTGGTAGATTATTTCCAGCAATTAAAGCAACATCAAAATCTTTATGATTAGAGAGAAATTTATTAAATTGTTCTACAAATAAATTAGGGTCGGTAAATAATATATCGTCTTCAACAATAAGTACATGTTCCCAATTATTAAGTTTAGCAGTTTCAATAATCTTAAGATGACTCATACTACATCCGATAGCTCCATTAGTCATTTTAATGGCATTAAATCTCTGGGCATTAATACCAATAGATTTAAGTTGATTTTCAACATGTTGTTTTCTATCAGGTCTGGAGTGAAGATTAATATAAAATGCGTGTTTAATATCAGAAATTGAATTCATAATATTAATTATAATATTATTTTAAATTAATATTACAATAAAATTATATTCATATAAATTATGTTAAAATTTAAAAAAAGGACTTCGAATAATTTTAAGAGTAAATTGTTAAATTTAAACAATATAATAACTCAGGTAAATAATATAGAAAAACCAAGTGTTATAAAACACTCAAACCCATTATTATATAATAATAATAAACATGATAAATATTTTTGGGAATTTGATATTGAACCAAGTGTTTGGGTATCGGTATTAATTCCTTGTCATAATACAAAACGTGAATTTATTGAAGAATGTTTAAAATCATTAAAAGAACAAATAGGAAATTTTGGTATAGAGTTAGTATGGATAAATGATTGTTCAAATGAGGAAAATACAAACATTCAACTTGAATTATTGAAAGAATTAGAATGTTTAAAAAATTTTAAATTAATTTATAATAGAACAAGGATAAATAGAGGTATAAGTTTTTGTTTACATCAAGGTGTATTAACATGCTCAAATGAATTAATTTTAAGAATGGATTCAGATGATATCATGATAAATAACAGAATACAGAGTCAAATAAATTACATGATAAATAATCCATCATGTGTATTATGTGGTTCAAATGTAATTTCTTTTGAAATAATAAATGGTATAAAAAGTGAAATAGGTAGAACAAGACATAAAAATATTTTAACTTGGAATGAATATAGATTAGATCCAAAGGATTGGTTTTTAAATCATCCAACATTATGTTTTAAAAAATCAGCAATATTAAGAGCAGGAAATTATAGAAAGAATTTTAGGGTTCCATTTGAAGACTTAGAATTAGAATTACGTGTATTAAAAATGTTTGGTTCAGTCCATAATATAGAAGAATGTCTAGTTTTATATAGAAGTCATGAAAATCAGATATCAATAAAATTAGGTGGTAATGATTTAAATAAACAATTAAAAATGACATTAATTAGAGAAATAATAAAAAATTAATTTTCTCTCAAATTTAATAGAATGATAAATGAAAGTTATACAAAGGAAGAGAAGATAACTATAGCAAAATATATAAAAAATATAACTTTGATAGATCTAGATGAAGATATGAATAAATTAATAAAAATTGGTGATAAAGCAAGCATGATATCAGAACGTTCAAATATAGGTAATAATGTTGTAGATTATTTTACATTTGTTGAGCGTTTGGAGACAAAAGGTAAGTATGATGTAAATTACTTTGAATTTTTAGTAAATTTAGATACATTTAGAGAGAAAAAATTTATTCAGACGATGTTAAAATACTACGAGGATGTAAAGAATAAAAATAAGACGAAACATGAGTATAAAGTTTTAAAAGAAGTATATAATATATGTATAAGTGCGATAAATATAATGAGGCCATTAAATTGTATGGAGATATATACACGTTTTAATGCTAAACGAGTGTTAAATTTTTGCGCAGGTTGGGGTGGTTCAATGGTAGCGGCAGCTGCGTTAAACTTAGAGGCTTTTTATGGTGTTGAAATAAATATAGATTTAAAAAAGTCGTATGATAATATGGAGTCATATTTACGCACAAAATCAAACACTGAATTTAGCATCCATTTTGGCGATGCTACTAATTTCGACTATTCGAATATGAATTACGACACCATATTCTCGTCACCTCCTTATTATTTTATCGAAAAATATGCCAACAATGTGGCGTACAAATCGAAAAAAGATATGGATGACAAATTTTATAAACCTGTTTTTTCTAAAAGCTATTTACATCTTAAAAAAGGAGGTCATTTTATTATTAATGTTTGTAAGGAAGTTTATGATAACGTCCTTAAAAACTTATTTGGCGAAGCTTATATATTATTCCCTCTTAAAAAATCAAAAAGACAAAATAATCATACCGAAATGGTATATGTCTGGGTCAAAAATTAATAAACACCTCCTAAACCTACTCTGGCACTGGGTCGTGCTCTTGGTTTGGCACCAATATAAGCAGCATATTGTCGATTGAATTTATTAAGAGGTCTTTGTATTTGTATTGGTATTTTTGATATATGTCTTCCGCTTTGCGGATTTACAAAATTTTGATATAATGGTTCTCGCTGCTGTTGTTCTTGATATTGTTTTTGTTGTTGCTGTTGGATTTGTTGATATTTATAATAACCCATTAAATCTTCATTTGGTAATTCACTTTCTTCATTTTCACTCTCGGTATTTTTATTAAAATTATTATATGAATCTTCTTCTATTTCTTTTCTTTTATCTTCTTCTATTTGTCTTAATAATTCAGGGGGAACTGATCTACCCATTTTTAATAAATATTTTGCTACATTTTCTCGTTTCTCTCTAGTAGTTGGATAATATGGAATGTTTGACCAATCACTTGTTGCTATTACTGTTTTCTTTGTTTCTTTAATCTTATCTGGATTTATTATTTTTCTTTTTGGTTCTCTCAAATCATAACTATAATATTCTTCAGAACCAAATGGAATATGTGTTAAAAATGTTTTAATATTTACAATTTTAATATTTGGATTGTGGACTACAAATATATTATCATTTGGATTATCAGATTTATCATCAATTGTATATTTTAATTGGGTTATAGTTTTTAAACCATCAATACCATCATCATATTCACCCCTCCATGGATCTTTTTTTGATATAATTCTTGATATTCCGTCAAAAAGTTGTAAAATTTCTGGACTACCAATATTATAAAAAACACTTCTATCAACTTTTAATCCAATTCTCTCACATCTTTTTTGTAAAACATTATCTTCCATACCCCATCCCCAAAAACAAGCAAAACCATTTGTCTTTTCAAAATCCGCACCTTTCATGACAACAATACCACCTAACGCATATTTAAAACCATAATAATGTTTTACAATTCCATGCGTTGTTTCATAATCAAATATTTTACTAAATGGAATTATATCAACATCATTAAAAATAAAAGTAATATCTTTATAATGCTGAGGATATTTATTTCTTGCTGCGATAAAACCTATATTTTTAATAGCACCTCTATTAAATGTTCTCGCATCACATTGATGGGAAAAAAAAATTTCATAATCGTCTCTATCTTCTAGTATAAAACTCATATATTTACTAAAAAAAAATTTATGTTGAACACGATTCCTATATGGAACTATAAAAATACGCTTAGGAATATTTTCTGTGAAATCTATCATATATTATAAACTAAACCTTTTTATTTAATAAAATAAACTACAAATATCATAAATAAAAATACAATAAATTTATTATATTTATGTATAATAAGATGGCTAAAGTAAGTCAACAAATAATAAAATTTAGTAAAGATAATATTAAATTTTTATTATTAAATATTTTAGGTCATGATGTAATACATGATTTTTATGGAAATTTAGGCAAAGAAAGATGGGATAAAGTTTGTTCACTTGTTAATAAATTTAAATCATCGTTTACTATGTCAGGTGGAACTATTACAACAACTCTAACTGAAAGACCTCTTAAAAGAAGTCGTGATGTTTCAGATACAGATACAGGATATAAATCAAAACGCGTTTTTGTAAATAATGGAAGCAATATATATTATTTATCTGAATCTCCAAATCATTTACAAAGGGAAAATATATCATTTAATGATCTAGGTCAAGGTAAAATATTAGGTGAAAGAATTACAATATATGATTTATTTAATGATAGAGAATACAGTCAATTTTGCAGTGATATTGGCAATGATATTCAGTTTAAATTATTTTACATAGTTTCGAATTTGATTTATAATAATAAAATAACAGCTTCAAATGAAATGTTGAATATTACTTCATCACATGATTTTTTTATTCCTAATGATTTAAAAAAAGTTAATGAAAAAGATAATACTCCTGAATTGAAAACTAAATTATATTCTATATTATGTAATAGATTTATTGATTATTATTTTGACTATTTTATTGATAATAAAGATGATTATATGGATGTTGTTTCAGAACCCTTTATGGATAGAGAAACAAACGAATATCCAGAATTAACTTATACAGAAATGTTTAACTTAGTATATAATTTTATAACAGATGATTATTATTTTTCATATACAATTTATAAATTTTTAATATCAAATCCTTTTCAAAAAGGTGGTGAAAATATTGAATTAACGCCTGATGAAAATTCTGAATTTGTAATGGCAATGAATAGAAAAAAAGCAGATATGGAAAAAGAACACGGTATTATAACTGATATGGCTAATATTTTTTTAAAAAAAAATGAAAGTATAGAAGAAAAGACTAGAAAATATGCACAATATAAAAAAATGTGTTTGGATGAGTTTAAAAGCATTATTAGGGACGAAAAATATAGACAAGACACATTAGCAGGAGATTTTGATAATTTTTTGTTACCATCATTTGAAACTGCTTCAAAATTAATAAGAAGTTTTACTGAAGATTTAAATGCAAAATATAATAAACTAATGAAATATTATAAAGATATTGAGAAAAAAGAAAGAACAAAATTAGCAGGTTCTACATTAAAAGTAAAATCTCCAGCATATGACGTAAAAGAATCATTTGCCTTTATTATTTTAAAAGGATCATTATACTTAACTGAATGCGTTGATAAAAATCAACAGCCGATTATAAATATTATAACACCAGAAGAAAATGATTTAATTAGACGCCAAATAAATATAATTAACGAAATTAAAACAAATAATTTTATCAGTAACGAACATCAGAGTGAATTGATGGAAATCGTTTCAACTATAAAACTAAATGATAAATTTATTTTGCCTTATATTAAAGAATATATAATTTTTCAAACTGTGTTAAATATTAATAAAGATATAGATTATGATAAATATTTAATTGAATATATAAAAAATATTTTTGCACAATATGAATATAATAATGAATCTAAACAAAGATATGAATGCATAGATGAAAATAATAATTATGTAATTAATAATGCTGCTAATTTATCAAGATTTTCTAAAAAATATTTGAACGAAAAAGTTTTTTGTCCGTATTCATCAATTTTAGATGCGATGCCTCAATGTAAATATAATGATTCTGTAAAAAAACAGATAATTGAATATGGTGATATTAATTTTAAATTGTTTAACACAGATTCAAATATATATTATAATGGTATGTCACAAATTGTAAAAGATAATAATAATATCTTTTCAAAAACAACACTAGATATAAAGTTACCATTATTGACAATTAATTCTGTAATAGATGTTCCTGTTAATTATAATGGTAGAAGTGAATTGAGTGCAGAGGATTCTTTACGCAGTACATTATTACACATCATTAATTTTATAAAGGTTCAAGAGAGACCTGTTTTAGACAAAGTATTTAAAGATAAACAAATTTTTGAAAACTTATATGATATGGCAACTCAAGAAGCATTAGATTTTCAAACAGGTGCTGAAATAAGTAAAATAAATTTTGATTATCCTGATTTTAAGATGGACCCAAATGTAAACGCAAATTTAAATATATTTAGTGTTGTATTTAATAAAATTTTAATTAAAGGTACAGGAGATTTATATCAAGAAATAAATAGCGTTTGTAAATACGGTGGTTATGTAGGCGACAATTATTATTGTGATGAAAATATATTATCATATAATACATCAAGTGGTAATCAAACCAGATTTTTTGCTGCAAATGATCGCCCGTCAGCATCTAGATTTATTTTTATATTATGTAATGGAGATGAAAATGAAATAAATACAAAATCTTTGGGTGGATATATTTCTCAATCAGATTATTTTATTGTGAGTAAATATACAAATCCAAAAAATATTCATCCTAATCCATGTGAATTTGAACCTCAAATAATGATATCATCTGGTGGAAAATCTAAAAGACATAAAAATAAAAAAAATAGGAAGACAAAAAATATAAGAATTAATAAAAAATCTAAATTATATACTATTAAAAGAAAATATAAAAAAAACAATAAAACTAGGAGAATAAAATAATATGTAATTTCTATAAATAATATAAAAATTTGTAAATAAAATTTTATATTATACTTATTTTACCATTTCTAAATTATATTTCTTTAAGATGGCAGCAGGAACTAGTATTCCATCTTTTGCTATTTTTTCCAATTTTTTATAACATTTATTAATTGTTACTTCGCTCGTTTCACTAACATTTTTTACATCTTTTTTACTAATATTTAACTTACATAACTGAGCTATAAAATAAACTACTCCTGCTGCTATAGATGGTGGAGTATTTTCAGGCATCACATCCATTTTTTCTATTTTCATTGAAATAAACTGACATAATTTTGTTAATTCATTATTTACATTTAATTTACTACAATATCGTTGGATAAATGCTTCTGGTTTTGTTTTTCCAAAATTTGTTTTTTCCTTATTATCCATATCTTTTTCTAAATCATTTATTATTGACAAGGCATTTTTACAACCTTTGGTCGCACTAGTAGCATCTAAATGAAAAATTTGCGCAATTTCTTTCGCTGTTCTCGGATAATTATTTATCCTACATGAAATATAAATTGAAGCAGCAACAATTCCATCACGATTAACACCTCTAAATCTATAATCTGATTCTGAAATTTTTTTATGATAAATTATTGCGTCATCAATAATCATTTTTGGAATTCCAGCATTCTGAGCCATTGTTGTAATAATCTGAAATTCATCATATTGAGTTTTCTCTTTATGTGGCATAGATTGCCATTCTGAATATCGTCTTATTTTTCGCATTTCATAAGTCATTTGACCCAAACATAACACTTTACAACCATATGATGATTCTTCTAAAAGTGGATTTATTGGCATTCCACATCTTGTTGGGTCTGAATTATGATTATCATCTGCTCCATAATATCTCCATTCAGCACTCTGATCTATTAAATCTTTATATATTATACCACATTTATTATTTGAACATGTCAAGAACCCTTCTTCTGAGAATGCTAAAATGGTTTCGCAACGTTCACAAAATTCCCTGTTTCCTGAACCATAAATACATTCTAAAGGGACCTTTACCTTTTCTGGATTTTCAATTTCTGAATCAAATATATTCCATAATTCACACTTATTTATATTATTATTTTTACGTTTTTGGCTTTTATCTTTACTCATCATTCTATATTATCATTAATTAGATAAAATATTTTTAATTCAATTTTATTTATATTTTTTTTATATATTTTTTTAAGACTCTATAATATATGGGAAATAGTACATCATCAACTAAAAAAGCAGAAACTGAATTCAATAACTTTTATGAAATTGTTGACTATATAGCAACATATTATATTCTAACAATGGATTTTAAGAGCTTAAGCAAACTTTCTGAAAAAGCTTATTGTGATAAACTTGTTGTTCTAACATCAGACATCATTGCTAGATATTTTAATGATATGGAAGTGACCTTTCTAGCTCAAAGAATTAAAGAAGGAGTTGAAGTTAATGATTTGAAAACTGAAAAAGTTACATTTATTAATCAAGACAATCTACAAAGTTTAGATGTTTCGAATGATACACAAAAAAGTATTAGAAAAAAACGTGTATGTATTGGAATTGCTAAATATTATGTTAAAATAGCACATGTTTTTGCTGCTATTGTTATGACTATTAATCCAGTTTATACTTACAAAGATTCTACTGGACAAACTATTAAAACAACACTTCTTGAAAAAGATAAGATTCCTAAAAATGTTAATAGAAAATTATATAAGTTAAATATTTGTGATAATAGAATCAGAGCTCTTAAAAAAGGCGAAATAATTGATGAAAAAACTAATAATGTTACAATACAACCACGTATTTGTGATATGAACACAAATAAAGATGGAACACAAAAATCTTTAGCAAATGAACCTGGTATTCAAGAACTTATGCGTTTATATTTAGATGATAAATATGATTATTCAAATGGAACATTTACTGGTATGTCAGAAGAAACTGAAAAACAATTTCGTAAGGATTTAAAATTATTTTATACAGCATTTACAGGCAGTGAAGAAATGCCTGATACCATAAAAAAATTTAGTGATATTAAACTTCGTGATTATAGTAAAAAACCTGGTTGTCAATCACCTAGTTCTATTTTAAAGGGTAAATATACACTTAGTAAGAAAGATGAATTATACGTTAAATATGCTGAAAATATAAAAAAAATGATTCAGACTGCTGCTGATAATCAATATAAATTATTAGATGTAATTAATGAATTATTTAGTTATGTTAATGATCCTTATACTGGCAAACGTGTTATTCGCATTAACCCAAAGTTAACTGATATATCTTTACAAAAATCTATTGAGAAAACTAGAAAATTAATTATTGATTTATATATTAAATGTGAAAGTGATTATGTTACTGGAGTTCAAATTTTTGAAGCAATTGTAGAATCTAAAATTGTTGAAACAACGCAGAAACAAATTGAAAATCTTAAAAAAGAAGCTTCAAAAATAATTTCTGAAACTAAAAAAGCTTCTGAACCTGTAAAAGATCCGGCTGTAGATATTGTTGGTAATAATACATCATCTAATACTTCAGCTAGTACATCATCTACAATATCTACAAGCACAACACCAACAATGCCAATAACATCTACAAATACATCACCAACAATGCCAATAACATCTACAAATACAACACCATCGATGCCTATAGCATCTACAAACACATCTATTAATCAAAATTTTACAACTTTACAAAATTCTCCTATACCATATTCTACAAATAAAGTAGCTACTTCTATACAAAATAATCCACCTACTTCTATACAAAATAGTTCCATTCCTGTTTCTTCTACAAAAAATGCTTAGATTTAGGAAATAATATTTTACACCTTTGGACATTTCACACGTTAGGAAAACGCCGATTATTATAAATAAAATTGAAATATTATTATGATAAATATAGTTTAATACAAATTAAAATGGAAATACAAAAAGAACAAATTACTTTACTACAACATCGTAAAAATTTATTGGATAATCCTAATAGATTTATACACGATAAAGAAAGAGCAATTAATCAATTTGCGGAAACAGCATATAAATATTATGGTCCATGTGGAAAAAATAAAAAACTAATTATACCTTTATTGAAAAGTTTAGGTGAATTAGTTTTTCAAAATCAAGAGTATAAACCAATTTATGAATATGATGATACTTTACCTCGTGCGTGGAATTCTCCTATGAATGGTGGGTGGCAAGTAAATTATATAAAATGGGAAATAGGACATCTAATGTCATTAAATCAAGGTGGATTAAATAATCCAGAAAATTTATCATTTCAATCTGCTAGATGTAATCAACACATACAAACAAGTATGAACTATTATGAAACAACTGAATATAATTGTAAAGACGAGGTAAAACAAAGAATAGATAAATTATTTATTCTTCATAAAAGCAAAGAATGGAATGATATCTTAGAACAAATTAATTCTTTAAAAATATAGATAAACTAATCGGAGTTTTAAATGTCCAAAGGTGTAATAATATATAATGCAAACTCGTAGTAGAACTCGTTCTAGAAAGCAAATTTATCGTGCTCGTGTTAAATCCTCACCATGTAGAGGTCAAACTGAAAAATGTAGAAAGAAGTATGGATGTAAAAAAACACGCAGAGGAAGAAGAAGATCATATTGCCGTAAATCTAGTAATAGACACGCATAAATAGATTATTAATCCTGTTAAAATAATTGGATTACTAATTATATATACAATAACATCATAGGTAGATAATATTAATTTACCAATTTTTTGTACTAATTTATCAAGCCATTCATTTATACTCATAACTAAAAATATAAATAATAAATGGAAATATGGAATAAGCATAAGAGATAATAATGATAATAATAAAAATATTGGTGTATCAATATGAATTGCCATTTTAAACTATATAAAATCATATTATGACTTTAAATGGTTTCAATAAATATTTTATAGTGTAGAACTAATCGAGCCAAATAGTTTTCTAGCATTTGTTAATGCTTGTTTTCTCAAAGATTTTCTGGCTGCCTCAATATCACCAGTTTTGTTTAAAGTTTTTTGAGCAGCATCGATAGCAGTTATCCATTTTTTACCACTTTTTTTACCACCTGCTAATTTTCTAGTCATTTTTCTAGCTGTTCTTTTTCTTAAAGTTCTATTACGTCTTGTTCTCATTATATATTACTTAAATATTTAATTGTTATAAGGTAAATATTTAATTATTAACGCTTAATATTTAAGCGCGGGCGCGTTGAGCAGAAGCGGCACGGGAGGCGGCAGCAGCGGCAGCACGGGAAGCAGCAGCGGCACGGGAAGCAGCAGCAGCAGCAGCACGACCAGCAGCAGCACTACGAGAAGCAGAAGCACTACGGGAAGCGGAAGCAGCACGGGAAGCAGCAGCTGAAGCAGCACGGGAAGCGGAAGCAGCACGGGAAGCAGCCATAGAGGCACTGCGAGAAGCAGCACGAGCACGGCCACGAGCCATTGATCTAGATCTTGAGCGATTAGCACGACGACGATGAGTTCTTGCCATTATATAAACTATCAAGAAAATATTTAATGAACGCTGGAATTTAATTTTTCTAAATATTTATTTTAATCTGTCCAAACATTGTCCAAAGAATTCCACCACATTTTATCTCCCTTAACAACCTTATAAATAGTCCTAAATATTCTGGATCTTGATAATGGAACATTACAACGATATTTATCTAAAGGATGTGGGTTTGTCTTTAATTGTGCTAAAATAGCCTTCTTTGATATTTTCTGTCTTGATTGTAAAGCAAAATAAACAAAAAATGCTTCAAATGACAATGATTGTATAGGTAATATAGCTTGATTTTTTTGCTGAAAATCTCTTAAATATTCTTGACATATAGAAAAACCAGCAATATCTGCTAAATCTTCACCTATACTTGGCCAAGCATCAAAATCTATTCCATCATAAGAAGCATACGTTTCATACTGCTTTACAATATTTTCCTGAATCTTCTTAAATGCTTTTTTATCCTTTTTTGTCCACCAATTTTCTAATTCACCATTTTTATTATATTTACTTCCAAAATCATCTAAAGAGTGTGATAATTCATGAGCAATTGTAAAACCAATATGCGCTAAATTATATTCCATACCTCTTTCATCTAAATCAACGAACGGCTTTTGAATATATCCTAAAGGAATATAAATAGAGTTTTCTGTAGGAGTATACATAGCATTTACCACATAAGTCTGTTTACTTATAAACTTTGGGGGAATTTGTGACCAATCAATTGATGGTATATCTATCACACTTTTACCTACTAATTCAATAGCTTGGTCATGTCTCCACTTTGCTATTTTAACTAAATTGCCCCAAGGATCATCTGGTTTATAATCTAATAATGGATCAGGTCTTAAATTTGTCGAGTCTCCTATTTCTATTTTAAGATTTTGTAATTTATCTAAAGCAATTCTTTTTGTTTTTGGTTCCATCCATTTATTTCGTTTTATAATTCTTATAAAAACTGACTTTAAATCTTGACCTATCATTTTAACATACTCTATTGCTTGATTATTTTTATAATGTAAAATATACTGATTTGTTAAAAATGTATTAAACATAAAACCCATCATAAATATTGGAGCTATAGTTAAATCAACAACTGCTTTTTGTCCTCTTAAAAATTTTCCTTCAAATTCATAAAAATTTAAATAACCTATTTCATTCCATCTACATTGTTGTCTTATATAAATATAAATCCAATAAGTTCTCCATTTTGGATTGGTCCAATTTTCTTTTAATAATTTTGTTCCACATAGCAAATAATTTACATTTGAAGTAACAAAATCATTTGGCACTTTTTTAAAACCTAATGCTTTACAAAAATCAACCCAATCAAAACCAAAATTTTTTATTGCTTCATCTTTTGTTATTAAATTATAACCATCTTCATCCTCTTTTTTAATTAAATCACAACCCATAGCATTTAATAATTGAACCTCACAATCATAAATATCTTTTACATTAAATCCATGATTTTCTCCAAATGCTATTTCAAATAAACTATATAAATAAGCTAAATATTCAAATCTATATTTACTTTTATATTTTTTATCTTCTTCTTTATCGTCATCATAATCAAAATATATATCTATATCCAATAAAGTTACTTGAGGAGGCTCTAGATAACATTTATAAATTTTTGGATTTTTGTCATCAGGATTAATAGACCATACAAATGGACAACCCCACGATACAATCTCATTTCGATTTGTTAATGCTAATTTTTGCCATAAATTTGTATCTGATTCCATTAGCGTATCTATATATTCAACAAATGTTTTAGATAAACATCTTGTTTGTTCAATAGTATTAAAAGTTTTAAATGACTCATAAGCATTTCTAATACATATACATTCTTTAGTTGTTTTTGTTTTTGGATCAGATGTATAATCATTTAAAATTTCTATCAATTCTCTATAAACTTTATCCTGAACTAATCTAAAATCATCTACCTGAACTATATAACCTTGATGAGCTTCTAAATCTATATTTTTTAACCATCTTTCATTAATATATGAGTAAAAATCATTATTTGGCGTTATTTTTGAGGGACTCACTGATTTTTTTAAATCTCTTAAAACAGCTTTTTCTAAATTATAATTCGCTGACGTTATATCTATTTTATTTTTTTTAAATATTTCTTCTACTTGTTTTTCAAACGATTTATAAGTATTTGAAAATTGTTTACATAAGATTTCTTTTTGTTTATCACTCAAATTATTTTTATTAGCTAATAGTTTATTTCTTTTTGTTCTATTTTTTATAGTTTCTGTTTTTTTTTGTGTTGTACTCATACACTAATGAAAGATATTAATATATGTTTAAATAAATTTATTTTCGATTTTATTCAATATATCATCGTCATATACTAAATTTCCAGATGGTTTATATGTCTTAATTGGTGTATATTCTTTCTTTTGTTGCTTTCCTTTTTGAGGATCATTTTGTTTTAATAAATAATCATTTGGGTCAGATGGGTCATTTGTTAATATTTTATTCCCTTCCGAATATTCAAATTCTTCATCTTCTACTTTTTCTCCATATTCATTTATTTTAATTCCTGTTTTCTTTTTAATTTCTGTTCTAACATATTGAGGTATCCAATGTATCCATGATATAAATAATAAATTTGGATGAAAATAACGTACATTAAATCCACTTGTTTTTAATTTATCCATCAAATAAGCTATACAAGCACCTTGATCATACCTTGGAACACCTAATATTGTTTCTGGAACTAAAAACCAACAAAATTGTTCATCTACTTTTTGTCTTGATGTTGTTTTTATTCTAATATGAACACGATTTAGTAATTTATTAAATAGAACTAATTTATTTAAATCTTGTTGTCTTTTCTTTTCATAAAGCTCATCAATATTTATTTTTTCAGAAAAATTTTCAAGATTGTCAAGCGTAAATATATTTGACATTTTTAATCTTATATAATATAAAAAAATACAAAATTAAATTAATAATTTATGTGTATTTTCCTTTTCGTGATGTGTATAATTTTTGTAAAACCCTCTTAATATAAGTATTGATGTATTTATCAACCACTCCATTATAATCTCTTTTTATAATTGCTTCAACTAATTTTTGTCATATTATATAATGATAAATTATAATATAATTGATTTAAAAATTATATTATATTAAAGTCAATGACTATAAAACACTTAGTTATATCAGGAGGTGGACCAATAATGATTCAAATTTTATCTGCTATTCAAGAGCTAGAGAGAAAGGATTATTTAAATATGAAAAATATAGAATCAATTTATGGAACATCTGCTGGTGCTATTGTTGCTGTTATGATTTCACTTAAATTTGATTGGGAGACAATAAATGATTATATTATTAAACGACCATGGAATGATGTTTTTCCTATTAAAGTTCAAAATATTTTTGATGCTTATGCTAAAAAAGGAATTTTTGATATAAAAAATGTCGAAAAATGCTTTAAACCACTTTTTGACGCAAAAGATGTTTCACTCGATATTACTATGAAAGATTTCTATAATTTAACTAATATAGATATACATATGTGTAGTTTTGAATTAAATGAATATAAAGTAAAAGATATATCTTATGAATCATTTCCTGATTTACCTATATTAAAAGCAATTCAAATGACATGTGCTTTACCTGTACTAGTAACTCCTGTTTTTATAGAGGATAAATGTTTTATTGATGGAGGGGTAGGTTGTAATTATCCACTTTGTTTCTGTGTTGATTCTGGTAAATTAACAGATGAAATTCTCGGTTTCAAAAATAATTATGGAAACGAGAATGATTCTAAAATTGGAGAAAATTCTACATTACTTGACTATTTATTAAATTTTTTATTTAAAGCATTGAATTATATACATGATAATAATATTCAACCAACCATTAAAAATGAAATAATTTTTGATACAAGTTATGTAAGTTTTGATGTACTTAAAAATGCCTTATCAAAAATTGAAATTAGACGTGAGTTATTTGAGAAAGGTAAAAAATCAGTTCATAAATTTTTAGAGAACTGTGTTCAAGAACTTAGTTAAAGTTTCTTTTGATGGTTTTGCATCATACTCAATAACTTGACCATCTTTTACTAATTTAATAGTTGGATATCCTTCAACACTATACTGATTCATTAATTTTTCTACTTCAGCTGTTTCTTCAGAACAATCTACATCAGTAAAAATAACTTGATATCCATTTATTGTTTTATTTTCATATTCAGATTTTAAATCATTCCATATAGGTTTAGCTGCCTTACAATGAGGACACCAATCAGCATAAAAAAATAAAAGTTCTGCTTTATTACTAGAACCACCTCCTCTAGGAGGTTCGCTATTTGGTTCATATTTTGGATTTAAAGAGGGTACTACGTAATAGAAATAATAGAATATAGCAACAAGGACAAATAATAAAATACCTCCAATTAATATCAAAGTTGTTGAACTTATATTACTTCCTGCTGACATTACTCGAGAGAAAATACTAGATGATTCATTATTCAAAGGTGGTAATGAATTTGAATTTAAATTTATATACTTTGCCATTTATATATATTCTAAAAGAAATTAAGATTCTCTTTAAACGAATACAATATAAAGATAATTTATAATTATCTCTTAAGGTATGTTGTTTAGAACTAATGATGGTAAATTACTCGAAATCAAAAAAAATAATTTTATTAATGATAAATTATATTATGAAAAAATACTTGATATTAAAAAACCACTTCCTAAATTAGAAAAAACTTTTCAAAACAAATATTATAAGTAAACCAATAAATAAAGTGAATACATAACTACATACAATATTTATATTTAATTGCGAAGCTATTTCATTTGATATTTTCTTTGAATTAGCACTTCTTAAATAATTAGTTTGCTGAAAATTTAAATATATTGTGTAACATAATAATAATAATATCACTATTTTCATAAATATTGATGTTAAGAAGAAACTACTTAATGGACTTATTATAAATAAAACAATTAAAAAAATTGATATAGCAGAACAGGTACATACTCTTTTAGTAGTTTCTGTAAAAGTATTTAAACTAAAATGTTCGTTTGAATTCATATATATAATAGATTATATAAAAATAATTTATAATAATATATTAATGAATTACGAAGCTATCATAAATGAAAATATAATGCTTAAAGAAAGGATTTTACAATTAGAGACTGAATTGATTGAAGTTAGAGAACATCTTAAAAAATATACAGCACCTGCTTGTAAAAAAAAATATTATGAAAATAATAAAGAAATAATAAAACAAAAACATAAAGAATATAAACCAACAGAAGAACAAAAAAAACAATGGGCAAAAAATGCTTATTTAAAAAAAAAAGAAAAATTAGAAAAAGAAAAATCTCAAAATATTCAGAAATTTGTATATTTTCATTGAAACTATATAAAATAATATTTAGTATATTTATAAATGGAAAATGAAGAATGGAAAACAATAATTAACTTTCCAAAATATGAAGTAAGTGACTATTGAAATAAATTAAATATACTAGAAAAGATAAGTTTGTTTTTAGATTTGGTTAATTTTAATTTATTTAAGTAATATATAATAATGAATAAAACTCGTAAAAATAGAAATACACATAATAAAACAAAAAAGAAATACACATTTACAAAAAATGATTACAATGCTGGTGATGGTATGATGACATCCGTATGGGGTCCGGCAGCGTGGCATTACCTACATACTATGAGTTTTAATTATCCTGTTAAACCAACTAATGACAACAAAAAACATTATAAAGATTTTATATATAATTTAAGAAATGTGTTACCATGTAAGTATTGTAGAATTAATTTAACTAATAATCTTAAAAAGAAACCATTATTAATGTGTCATATGAAAAATAGAGCAACATTTTCTAGATATATTTACGATTTACATGAATTAGTTAATAAAATGTTGGGTAAAAAATCACATTTAAGTTATTGTGATGTGAGAGAGAGATATGAACATTTTAGATCAAGATGTACAGAAGAAAAACCTAAAATATTTAAATTTAAACGCAGTCAAACAAGAAAGAAAAAAGAAAAAGGATGTACAGAACCTCTATATGGAAAAAAATCCAAATGTGTTATTAATATTGTTCCACAGGAAGATAAAACTTTAACATTTCAAATGGATAAAAAATGTATAAAAACAAAAGAATAAATATACTTAGTTTTACACCTTTTCTCATTTCACACGTTAGGAAAACACCCATTTTAGTAGGCAAAAAATAAGAAAAAATGTAAAATCAATAGTAGGAATTTCACCTACGATGGTCTTACTTTTTCATCTTCATTGTTTTTACTTGAAGATTTGAAAGATGAAATTTGCGTAACTTTTTACATACCAAATGTAGAGAAATCATTTAATACTGGTGCTGGTAAGAATTCATTATTAATAGCATTGTAGTTAGGAACTTTCTTACACTCGAATGCAGGTTCAGGGCATCTAGCGCAGGCTGGACATGGTGGGCAAGGTTCTTGTCTAGGACAAGCAGCACTTGTTGGGCATGCTGGACAAACTGGAGGAACTACTTGAGATTTTAAGATATACAAGTCTTCTTGTCCTGGTGGAATTTGGTTTCCAGGAATTCCAGCTGGTAAAGTGCTATGGTAGTCATTTGAAGTTGTTCCAACAGCAGTATTTCCGGCAGGTCCTTGAGCATAATATGCGGTATAACCTGCGGGCCCAGTTACTGAACCAGTTGAACCTCCGTAAGGTCCATTATATTGATTACTAGAGTATCCATATCCATAACCATTAGATGTAGTTCCAACAGCAGTATTTCCGGCAGGTCCTTGAGCATAATAAGCAGTATTGCCTCCAGGACCAGTTACTGAACTACCTGATCCTCCATAAGGCCCTTGATAAGACATTGAATATGGTGCTTGTTGAATTTGACTTCCTGTGCTACCATAATATTGTGTAGAGGTATTAGTTGTATTTTGATTTCCAGATACATTATAATAGTAAGTTCCTGATGTTGTTGTTACCATAATAGCTTGTTGTCCATTATTATTAATTAGAGTAGCAGTAGCTCCATTTGGTCCATAGTAAGTTGTAGCACTTCCATTATTTCCATAATAGTTAGTGTAACTTTCAACATTTGATGATGAAGTATGAATAGATGATTGTGGAGTAAATATCACAGGTGAAGATGACCCAGGTAATGTTATTTGTAATGATTGAGTTCCATCACTATTTGCTACAACTACAGCAGTTGTTCCATGTTGTCCATAAAATGTTGAACCAGTTGATAATTGTGTTGAAGTACCTGTATAGTGATTATAATTATCATATTGACTACCAGAACCAGTTGATGCTCCTGAATATGATTGTGTACCATTTCCATAGCCCATACCAGTTCCATTACTAGTACCATTACCATTACCAGTTAAATTAAAATTAGCTGTAAAATTACCTGTTAAACCTTCTTTTACACAATTACCTCCTAAAAAGGAACATAAGACAAGGCCTAACAATAAAATTAGGAATAGAAATAATGCTTCAGTATTCATTGTATAATTTATATAGTGAAAAAATTTAAATAAAATTGATTCGAATTTAAGAGAATATAATTATAATATATATTATAATGAAATCTCACTACGAGCCAGCTGAAATAATTGACGATTCTTCAGATGAAGAATATGTAATTCAACCAAAAATAGCTTCGCTTCAAAAATCAAAAAAAAAAGTTGTAAAAGAGAAACCAAAAAATGTATTAAAAAGTTGTTACAATGAAGACCAAAATATATATGAAATTGGTGTTGATGAAGCAGGACGAGGTCCTTTATTTGGAAGAGTATATACCGCAGCAGTAATTTTACCTAAAGATGACACTTTTGATTTTTCAAAAGTAAAAGATAGTAAAAAATTTCACTCTAAAAAAAAGATTGAAGAAGCAGCTGAATATGTAAAGCAAAATGCTTTAGCTTGGCATGTAAGTTATGAAGATGAAAATAAAATTGATGAAATAAATATTTTACAAGCGACACAAATGGCTATGCACAATTCTATTAATGAAACTCGTAAAAAATTTGATAAATCTTTAAAGAAACAAGGTAAAATTGAAAAAACAGACTATAATTATAGTCTGTTAATTGATGGAAACTATTTTAATCCTATTACAATATTTAATAAAGTAACCAACAAAATTGAAACAATACCTTATATGACAATTGAAGGTGGAGATAATAAGTATGCTTCTATCGCTGCTGCTTCTATCTTAGCAAAAGTTGAACGTGATAAATATATTGATGACTTATGTGATAAGAATCCTGAATTGGCTCAGCATTATGGAATTGATTCTAATAAAGGATATGGTGCGAAAAAACATATGGATGGTATTAAAGAACATGGAATTACAATTTGGCATAGACGTAGTTTTGGTCCATGTAAAAATTATATTTCATAACTTGTTAAAATTTATTTATTGAATAATTAAAAAATTGATTTTTTATTTATTCTGATAATAAAATATAAATTACTTAAAAATAACCACTTAAACTTAATGAAAATAATTAAATAATGAGATTTTTAGTATTTGATACAGAGACAACGGGCTTGCCCCAATCAAAATTTATTAGTCCTTCTACACTATATCAATGGCCTCATATTGTTCAATTTAGCTATGTAATTTATGATTCATCATTAAATGATATTGTTGAATCAAAAGATTATGTAATCAAAGTTCCAAAAAGTATTTTAATATCGGAAGAATCGACAAAAATACATGGTATTACAAACGAAATATCGGTAAAATCAGGAATTCGCATAAACGAAGCTTTAAACGAGTTCTTCTATTATTTGAGAGGAGTAGATAGAATAATTGGTCATAATATTGAATTTGATTTAAATATGATTAAAGTTGAATTATTAAGAATTATTAATAATGATACAATCACTTCAGAACAACTCAAAATATATAAATATGATCTACATTATCTGACTAATTATAAAAATATTTCATGTACATTAAAAGATTCAATTAAATTTTGTAATATTCAACTACTCGATAAAAATGGTAAACCATATTTAAAATATCCAAAATTAATTGAACTTCATGAAAAATTGTTTAATAAATCACCTAGTAATTTACATAATTCATTTAATGATATATTAGTTACATTAAGATGTTTTATGAAATTACAACATAATATTGACTTAAATGATGATTGTAGTTCATTTAAAAAATATTCTAATCTAATTGGTATTGTATAAATTAATATATAAATTTATAATTATAAATTAATTTTTTATTTTTTAAGCTGAACACATTTCACAAATTTCATCTGGTTCATCAACTTGTTGTTGTTCAGGTTCAATGGTGAATTGTTGTGCTTGATGCTTTGCTTTTCTTCGCAGATAATAAATACCTGTCTTCAAACCCTTTTTCCAAGAGTAGAAATGCATTGAAGTTAGAGTGTTGTAAGTAGGGTCTTCAATCCATAAATTCAAACTTTGACTTTGGCAAATAAAAGCACCTCTATCTGCGGCCATATCAATAACATGTTTCATTGGAATTTCCCACACGATTTTGTACTTATTTCTTATATGTTCTGATAACATTGTTAACTGCTGAATTGAACCTTTATTAGCAATAATATTATTTTTAATTTGTTCGTTCCAATAACCTAAATCAATAAGCTCTTTCATTAAATATTTATTAACAACAACAAATTCTCCTGCTAAGGTTCGACGGCTATATAAATTGCTTGTAAATGGTTCAAAACATTCATTGAAACCCAAAATCTGTGATGTAGATGCGGTTGGCATTGGTGCGACTAATAAAGAATTACGCAAACCATGTGTTTTAATTGATTCTTTGAGTGAATCCCAATCATATCTATCAGTTGGTGTTACATTCCACATGTCAAATTGTAATATACCTTTAGAAGCAGGTGACCCCCAAAAAGTTTCATATACATTGTCTTTTATAGCTATCTCATTACTTCTCTCTAAAGACGCATGATAAATGGTTTCAAAAATTAGTTTATTTATTTCTTTTGCTTCTTCTGAATGAAATGGAATATCCATAAGAACAAAAGTATCAGCTAATCCTTGAACACCAATACCAATTGGTCTATGTTTCATATTACTTGTTTTTGTTTTATTAGTAGGATAATAATTAATATCAATAACTCGATTAAGATTATTAGTGACAACTTTACTTACCTCATGAAGCTTATCATAATCAAATTTTTTGGTAAATTGGTCAACAAAAGTTGGCAACGCAATTGAAGCTAAATTACAAACAGCTGTCTCTTTATCGTCTGAGTATTCAATAATCTCACAACATAAATTAGACGACTTAATGGTACCTAAGTTTTGTTGATTTGATTTTGCGTTCGCTGAATCTTTATAAAGCAAATATGGTGTTCCTGTTTCCATTTGAGCATCCAAAACCTTAAACCATAAATCACGCGCATTTACTGACTTTCTAATTTTACCTTCATGTTCATATTTTTCATATAATTCTACAAACTTAGCACCATAAATATTACTTAATCCTGGACATTCATATGGACACATAAGAGACCACTTATCATTATTTTTTACCCTTTCCATGAATAAATCTGACACCCATAAAGCATAAAATAAATCTCTTCCTTTCATCTCTTCGTCTCCATGATTTTTTTTCATTTCCAAAAAATCTTCAATATCAGCATGCCATGGTTCCAAATAAATAGCAAATGAACCATTACGCTTTCCACTTTGATTTACATAGCGTGCAGTATTATTGAATACACGTAACATTGGAACTAATCCATCTGTTTTTCCATTTGTTCCTCTAATATGTGAATTTTTTGCTCTAATATTATGAATATGTAATCCTATTCCACCTGAATATTTTGAAATAAGAGCTGTATCTTTCAATGTATTATATATTCCCTCAATACTATCATCTTCCATAGCAATTAAATAACAACTTGATAATTGTGAACGAGGAGTTCCAGCATTAAATAATGTTGGTGTAGCATGTGTGAAATATTTTTGGGACATTAAATCATATGTCTCTTTAACAAGATTTAACGCATTTGGATTATTTTTATCTCCATGTATACCAATAGCAACACGCATCCACATATGTTGTGGTCTCTCAATAATCTTATTTCCAATTTTAAATAAATATGCTCTATCTAATGTTTTAAAACCAAAATAATCAATAAGATAATCTCTATCATGAACTATCATTTCATTTAATAAATCTTTATTCTTTTCAGTAAATTCCCATAGAGAATCTGAAACTAAAGAATAATTTTTACCATGAACATCTTTAAATTCATATAACTCTTTCATTACATTTGAAAATAATGAATCAGTATTCTTTTGATGATTTGAAACAACTATTCTTCCTGCTAAAGTTGCGTAATCAGGATGATTTGTCGACATCACTGCACATTGTTCAGCTGCCAATTCATCAATCTTTGAAGTGTGAATTTTATCAAATAATTGGTCAATAACTTTCATAATAAGTGATTGATAATTTATATGAATTCCTGCTCCTAAACCTAATTTTCTAATTCGATTCAAAATTTTATCAAATGATAAATCTTCAAGATTTCCATTTCGCTTAGTTACACGCATGTCATTTATATTATCCATATTTATTATATTATTTACAAATTTAGTTTTAAACCGATTTTCTATTAATTTAAAAAATTTATATAATTAATTAATATTATTCCCCTAAATGAGTTATTTTAAGTGGAAATACTATTAGATTCTTTACAGGTAATGATTGTCAGGTAATCTTCCAAGAAAAAGCTCTTATAAATAGAATTAGTAGAAAATATAAATTTTATTACCCAACTTTTGAAATGTTTAGAGCAAAGTTATTAAAGCTTGCTGTTATTGCTCCACAACCATTTGATATAGAAAAAGTTAACAAATTTATTTCAATTATTGCTTATAAAAATCTTACATTAATACCATTTACAAGTTATTGTTTGAGATATTTATTTAATGAAAATAATTTAGATGATATGATCGAAAATGTAAATAGTTTAATTGAAAGGAGCATAATAAAATTATATAAATTATATATATATAATGAATCAAATAGTTTTTTTACTTTTATTAATAATATTAGCTCTTGGTTTACCATTAATATTCAATTTTTCAAATATATATGAAGGATATTCAAATTATTCTTTAGATCAAGCTACTGGTAAGTTTCCTGATTCTCAAACTAAGGTATTAGTTCAGAGTACTTATCCACCAATTGGTAAAAATCAAATATCTAATAATGATGCAAGTGATATATGGTGGCATTATCCAACATTTAAATTAGGTTCATATGCTCAAATAACAAATAATATAAGATATCCAGATAATCCTGATATAGGAAGATGCACACCAGCTTCTATGTGTGGTGCTTTATATTATGATAAAAGAATAGGAGATAATTATGTTAAACCATTACCTCCAGTTGGCACAAATTGTGGAACAAGAGTAGGATATTTTACTACGAATGAACAAGTTATTACAAGTTTACCATACAGAAGTGATATACAAAATATTTTGTATTAAGAATCTATTTTACACCTTTAATAGACACAATTCTTCTTTATTAGAATCTACATAAGGTCTTGTAGGTTGTTCTTTCTTTTGTTTTTTTATAGGAGCTCTGTGTCCATATCCAGATATTCTTTCTTGTTCTATAGTTTTCCATACTTTTTCTAATTGACCAACATTATTTTTGAACCACTCTTTATTTCTTAAAACTAATACACAGCTCAATTTCTCAAGTTTCCAATATATAAATTTTAGAAATGTATAATTAAATGGTTGAGATTCGTATTTTTGAACAATAGTTTCTTCCCAGTTTGAGGTTTCATCTGGTGTCCATAAATTTAACGGCATATATTCATAATGAGGTTTTCCTTCACTTGTATGAAAATGAACAATAATACCTTTATAACTGCCGTCTTTGGTAGTTACATAACTATTAAATTCTTCACCATTAAATGATGTAATTAAAGAATCATTACGATAACTTAAATAATCAGGATATTCTATAAATTTAGTTTCTAAAAAATCACACTCATCTAAGTCACAAACTTCCATTTGTAATTGCATTTGAATCCAATATTCTTTTTTTGGAATACCATTTATCTCTCTATTAACAATATTTTTAATTTCAAGCATACGTCCGTAATGTCCAGTATTAGATTGAATAATAATACCATCAGGCGAAGCACCAATAAATTTATATACAGGGTGTTGAATACATCCAAAATCTTCTACTTTTGAACTATACATATATTCATAAATCATAACAGATAATGGCTCATATTTTTGTCCCCAATGTAATGTTGTATTTGTATATACCATCTTAATTTCTTCATTCACTGGTTCACTTGTGAAATCTTTTAAGGGTTGACATTTTTCATAAATTAATTGATTAATAGTATTTTGCGTTTCAAATGCCTTCCAAGCATTACTAGCAGTTATTAAATTCCAACGAAACTGATACCATTCTGGTGTTCTTTGTACAGGTTGTGGTATATCTCTTAGGCGTTGTATTTTTAGCTGTATAAGATTAATTTCTTCTTCATCTATTTCTGATTTATATTCAGGCTCATCATGATCTTCATCATTATTTTTGAGTGACCTTTCTGGGTGGAATGTTGTAATGTATATATATAACGCATCTTCAAGTAGATCATTCATATCATCTTCAATATAATCACTATCTAAAATATGATCTTCCATTTGAACATAAAACAATTCTTTAATTTCTTCTAATAAAATTTCATGAAAATTTGGTTCTGATATTGTTGTCGGTTTTTCTGCCATAAATTCTTCCATAAGGTGTAAAGCTGTTTCAACAAGTTCAATAGCATATTCTTCATTAAAAATATTAGGCTCATCTTCAAATACTAATGTCTCCGTTATATCTTCTAATGGTTCTAAATCTGATAGAGTTGTCATACTATATATAATTTAAATGTTTTTAATATAATTATATTCTTATATTAAAAAATCTAGTTTTCATCATCTTCTTCTGAATCGGAATCATTTTTAGACACTTCTTTTTTTCTTATAGTTCCTTGACCCTTTTTAGGAGCTAAAGATTTAAGTGTTGAAACACGTTTATCTATATTTTTAAGTGTAAAATGTTTATTAGATTTAACATAACATAGGGCTGGTATTTCTTTTATATTACCATTTTCTTTGTCATATAAAACATCTTTGACTCTTTGTAATTTTTTTCTATCAATACAATCTTTAAGAAATGAAAATAAAATAACACTTTCTTCATCATTTAAATTATTTTCTTGTTTATAAACTTGAACATATTCTTGTATTTTTTTTGTTTTAATAGTCTTATTTAACTTACACCAAGGTTCATTAACATTATTATTTTTTTCATTTTCTAAAAATTTGTCTAGATTAGACAGGTCATTAGAAGAGGTTGTTTTTGTTTCTTGTAAAGGCACACTATTTAATAACATGGTCTTGTATTTTAAATTTTTAAGCTCTTGGCATTCGTTGGATTCTTCCATTTGTATAATATAATATATCAAATTGAGTTTAACTCACTTTTGTAAAATATATATTTAATAATGTATATTTATATCAATTTAATATTAAATATATATAAGTATTTAATATATGGAAACAAAAAGTATTATGTTTAATGCTAATAATAAACGTGTAAAGAACTCTTCAATAGAAGATCATAGAAAAATAAAGGACAAAAAACGTGTAGCTGCTGAAAATTGGACTTTTACTTCACATGATTATGCTCACCAAAATCAGTTAAATAATATAAAAAAACTAATCGAAAATAAATATGAATTTATAGATGAAACTACAAAAATAGTTTTACAACAAATTAATAAAAAAATATATGGATATAAACAACAAGATATTTTAAAAAAACTTTTAAATAATGATAACTTTATTACACTTGAATCTATAACAAATAAAATGATTGATTGTGAGTTAAAATGTTATTATTGTTATTGTGAAATGAATGTCCTTTATGATATTTCGAGAGAAATGAAACAATGGACTGTAGATAGAATAGATAATGATTTGGGACATAATATTGATAATTTTTATTTGGCATGTTTAGAATGTAATTTAAAAAGAAGAAGAAGAAGTGATGAAAAATTTTTATTCACTAAACAAATGAAATTAGTTAAGGTTCCTGGAGAAAATAATACAGATTCTTCGTTAGTTTAATAATAATAAATAATCTTATAATATTATTAAACTATGGAATGTCAACAATGTTTAGAAGAAAATAATCGTTCTATTGTTGAAAAAGGTTATGGATATGGATATATTGGTAAACAAAATAATTGTGTAAGACATAATAAAACTGATCAAATTTTTGATTCGCATTTACTTAAATGGACTGATGGACAACCTTATGAAAGATCAAGACGAATGAAGCATCAAATACAAATGGAAAACGAAGAATTTAGTAAAAATGTTGAGAAAAATGCTTATACATCATCTTTACATCATGATGAAAACACATGGGAAATATTGAACCAATCTTTATCTGGCTGTGGTTTTAAAGTATCTAATAAAAGAGAGGAGTTAGGTGATAAACTAGCTAATAGAGAGATGATTCAACAAATTGGTTTCAATCCATTTCTAGGTCAATCTAATTATGTAGATGATATTTCAATAAGAGACCAATTTCTTAAACCAATTAATACAACTCAAGGAGAAAAAAATTAAGCTAGAGATTTTGTACACATACCATAAAGTAGTCTATTAACAAAGTAAGCAAGGAATATGTTAAAAGTCATTACAACACCTCCAGTAATTGTTCTAAAATCTATTTTTCTATAGTCTCTAATTAAAACAAAAAGATTACCAAAAATAGAAATAACTAATAAAATAAAGAATATAACCGAAATTATTAAAAAATATACACAATTAGTTTTATCTAAAGGACCAAAATAGTTTGACATAAAATCAGACATTATAATATATATATAAAATTTTTTTTTTATAAAATTAATAATATATGTTTTAAACTACTTAAATAAGTTTTCTTTTATGTTAATTAATGAACGTAGCAACAAATTATACTACTCAAAATGAATTATTGCTAAATAATTTATTGGAATTTTATAAGAATGATGATAATTTGACTAGAATGTTAAAAATAATTACAGGTGAATCTAAAATCTCTTTACGTATTGTAGATTGGTTTGCAACAAATTATACTAAAAAAAACTATACGTTATATACAATGACTAATCAAAGTGGTGATAATATTCGTTTTAAAGTTTATTTTGATTATAAGCTTAAATTAAAAGCATATAGCAAAAAACGTTTTGATCCTTTTTGTAGGTGGGATAGGATAAGTTTTCCATATAAGGATGGAAAATGTATTGAAACAACTATCGGACAATTGAATTTTTTTAAATGGGCTCTTGAAAATAAAGTAATTGATTATATTGATGAGCATTATGATGAGATAGAAAAAGACATGAATAATCGTAATAGTACTTCTAAACGAAAAGAGAATGTTACAGATAATAGTAAAACACGTAAGAAGAGGGAAGAGTTGTCAATTTCAGCAACCAAAAGTATAAAAAAAGAAGAAGTAGAAATTATTGTAAAATTTCATTAAAATATTTATACTTACATAATATATGTTCGATTTATGTAAATATAATGATATCTTAGGAAGATCAAATGAAGGTGTACATTCTTTTAGAATATTAAATATCGCAATAGTTGATTATATTATTGACTATATTAGCTGCTCCCTCCGGGATTCTCTCTATTTTTACAAAATTTAATTTGATTTACACTACAATATTAATGTTTATATTAGGAATAATAAATCATAGAATATTTTGTGTAAGAACTACGATAGATAAATTATTATTTGATTAAGTTATTTTATTATTTAAAAATATGTAATAATAAAATATAATAATTAATGGGAAATTCACATTCATCATCAATAAAGATAAATTATGAAGATGTTCAATTTATAATAAAAAACCCAGAGGGTCATTTATTGATAAATACTCTCTCCACATTAGAGCAAAATTGCTTGATTGTAAATACAATAAATATTAATAATGAAGAGAATATTATAAATAGTTGTATAAAAAGAGGTGCAAAAGATATAAAAATAGTTATTTATGGTAAGAATAGTAATGATGAAAAATTATATAACAAATATAATCAGCTAACTTCTCTCGGATTCTATAATGTATATGTTTATACTGGTGGGTTATTTGAGTGGTTGATGCTTCAAGATATATATGGAGAGAAAGACTTTCCAACTACAAAGAAGGAATTAGATATTCTAAAATACAAGCCAAATAAAGTGTTAAATGTGCCACTTTTGGAATATTAATATTTCTTTAAATTAAAAATTAAATATATTTCTAACATATTTAAAGACGAGACACTACTCCCTCTAGGGCATGAAGGGAAATTCTTGGATTTCTCAAAAAAATGTCAAAAAAAGTTTCCTACACATGTAGAGAAAAAGAAAGCTTTTAAAATTTGAAAAGTTTTTTGAAAACTCAAAAATGGACAAAAAAAATGTCCAAAAAATGGTTGCCGAAAATGACCTTACTGAGAAAAAATTTCTGTGACGATATTGAAAATTTATCGTCAGAAATTACACTGAAATAAAAAAATTTGTTATTGTAATTTTTTTTAAAAAACCTTAAAGCAGGTTTTATATTGACATATATTAAGCAATGTCCAGCAATGATTTCCTGCCAAAATCCTGCTTTAAATTTTATTGTATAAATTGTGACTATGGAACGTGTAAAAAAAGTAGTTTTGACGAACATTTATCTACTAAGAAGCATAATAAATCAATCCATTTCAATAAAAACCTGCCAAAAACCTGCTCCGAATTTGTATGCCAAATATGTAACAAAAAATATAAAGACAATTCAGGATTATGGAGACACAAAAAAATTTGTAAAAATACAGAGACAAAAATCTCAGATCACGATAATATCGAGACAAGTTACATAAAAAATGTTAATAATGACCCAAGCGATAAGGAATTAATTATGATGTTAATTAAAGAGAATTCTGAAATGAGAAATATGATGATGAAAGTAATAGAAAATCGAACACATAATACTACTAATAACACTACGACTCATACCAACTCTCACAATAAGGCATTTAATCTCAATTTTTTCTTAAATGAGACCTGTAAGAATGCCATGAATATTACTGATTTTGTCGATTCCATTAAATTACAACTTTGTGATTTAATGGATGTAGGTGAACTTGGTTATGTAGAGGGAATTTCAAAAATAATTGTTAAAAACTTAAATAATCTAGATGAAACTGAAAGACCAATTCATTGTACTGATAAAAAACGCGAAACATTTTACATCAAAGATCAAGACAAATGGGAAAAAGAAGATGAAGAAAAGAAGAAGATTAGGGATACAATCAAAACTATCGCAAATAAAAATATAAGATTGTTACCACAATTTAGAGAGAAATATCCTGACTACAATAATTCTTCTTCAAAAGTATCAGATAAATATGAAAAAATTGTCATTGAAGCCATGGTTACTGATATTGAAAAAGATGAAAAAATAATAAAAAATATATCAAAAGTTACTGGAATAAGTAAAAATACCTAGTTATTCTTATTATTTTTAAATAAATTATATAATTCCTTTGTTGTCTTATATATTCTTTTTGTATTATATCTCCTCATGTTTTGAAATATATTTACTAAATCTCTTTCAATATCTTCTAATTCTTTTAAATCAGTTTCTTCAACAAACTCACCACAAGTTAAATTTTTAATATATTCATAATTATCAATTTTTTCATTAATATTTATTTGCTCATATAAAAAACCAGACTTACCACATAAATTTTCATTACTACGACAATGCAATGCTAGATTTTTTAATAATCTTTCTTCATTATTTACATAAATTTTATCTTTAAACATACTACATAGACCTAACTCTGGTTTTTTTAAATTAGGTATAAAAAACTTACATGTTGAACAAGATGGTTCAAATGCGTATAAAAAGCTTATTAATGAGATAAATAACATATATCTAAACATGTTTTATATATATAATTATAAATTTGCCTTTAAGTCTATTTTAAAATTATATAATATCTCCTTCTCCATATATGATTACATTATCATTATCACTTAAGTATTTTTTAATAGCTACATTAGATAATTCATCGGCGCGTTTATTTTCGGTTCTATATATGTGATTATAATAAATTTTTTCAAATGAACTTTCTAAATCTTTGGCCTTATCATATAACTCAATTAAATTTAAAGATTTACATTTATAAATACCTAACATTTGGTTTATAACAAGTTGGCTATCTCCTTCAACTCTTAAAACCTTAATACCCATTGCTTTTGCTTGTTGTAATCCTAATATTAAACCAGCATATTCGGCATGATTATTTGTAAATTTCTCTCCAACAAAGAAATTTTCAGACCATATTTCATTATCATGAAGATATAAAACAGCTCCAGCGCCAGCTAATCCAGGATTACCTTTACTACATCCGTCAAAATTTAATTTGTAATCAAATTCAGGATGTATTTTACATACATTATTAGAATTTTTTTTTGTAAAAAATGTATCTATTTTTGGTAACATTTCCAGTATAATATAAATACAAAAAAATGTTTATATTTATTTAAATTTTTATATTTAAAATATACTTAAATATATTTATATTAAGTAATATAAATAATGGTAATTTTATTATTACTCTTTTCGCTTCTATCTGCTAGCGTTTTTGCTGACACAGAATGTTCAATAGTATCAACAATGGGAGATAGAAGAAATAATAAAGACAAACTTAGGTTAGTTCAATATAATGTAGAATGGTTATTTATTGATTATTATAGTCCTATGAATTGTCCTGGAAGTGGATGTACATGGGTTAATCAAAGTGAAGCAGAAACTCATATGGATTACGTATCTAAAGTTGTTAAACAATTAAATCCAGATATAATTAACTTTTGTGAGGTTGAAGGATGCGATGAACTAAATATCTTAAAAGATAAATTAGATGATAATACATACACACCATACTTAAAAAAAGGAACTGATACAAGCACTGGTCAAAATGTAGGTATGCTTACGCGTGTAGACCCATTAGTAAATTTATATAGAACCGAATTAAAATATAATTATCCTATACCTGGTTCAAAATGTGGCTATACTGGTTCAGGTGGTTCTTCCAGCGTTAGTAAACACTACATAACTGAATTCAAATTTAATGGATATAATATAGCTTTCATATCAGCACATTTACTTGCAATACCAACTGATCCAGCAAGATGCGCTCAGAGAGAAGCACAAGCATCTGTATTACAAAATGTTATTTTTGGATATGTTAATAAAGGTTATGAGATTATTATGATTGGTGATTTTAATGATTATGATGCTGAAGTATTAGATGTAAATAATAATAAACCGACCTCTAGAGTACTTGATATATTAAAAGGATATAAAGGAGATTTGTCTGGACTTTATGAACTATATAATGTAGCTGAAGAAATTGTTAAAGAACAACGTTTCAGTGATTGGTGGAACTCTGATAATAATTGTAATACAGCTTCACAACAAGATTATTCAATGATTGATCATGTATTGGTAACAGATGATATTAGAAAAAATATAGCTAATGTTTATATTTATCATGGTTATGATGAATATTGTGGAAAATATAATTCAGATCATTATCCAGTTGTTGTTGATTTAATTTTATAAATATTAAATTATTTTATATATATAATATTTATAATATTTATATGAATTTTATTGATAAATATGAAGCTATTTTAAATACAGGAACAAATACTATTAAAATTATAGCATATACAATTTCATTTTTACTCATAACAATAAGTATAATAAAAACCGCGTTTATTTATGTTTATGAAATTTTAGATCCAGTTTTTGATGATAGAACAATTTTTTTTAATGCTAAATTAAATTTAGGAGAAGCAACTGCTTTAGCATTATCTTTTATTTTAGGTGTAGAAATATTGAGACTTTTGTTTATTAAAACATATAAACAATTAGTATTTGTATTTTGTTTAGTATTTATTAAATTAATTATAAATTGGTTTTTATCACGAGAAATAGATAAAATATCTAAAGATGAATACAATGAAAATAAAAAAATGAATTATTTTAATTAATATTAATTTAATTTTCACTCAAAGTATTTAGACTTTTTATAGCTCTTTTGTGTGGCTTTAAAGATTCTTTTCTAGAATAGTCTGTTTTACACAATCGGTCTTGTCGCATTCTAAATACTCTATTCTATAATCAAATAATTTTAAAGGTTCTTCTAGTGCTTTATTATAATGACAATTATCTCTATACATCGTATAGATTATACATTTATAAATGTCATAAGCAGTTAATAAATCAGCTTCTCTGACAATATGATATGTTAATTGATATTCACCTAATTCTGGATATCCATTAGTTTTAACCTTTGAATAAGACATTGTACTAATATTTTTTTCTACAATTTCTAAGTCAGATGAAGGCATATATTGTAATATTATAATTTATTAGTTTGTATCATTATCATTTTTTATCATTTTTATCCTTTTTCTCTTTTTCATTTTTTTTAGAACACCATATCTAAATATGCCACAATTTATTTATCTTATAATTATGAAGTCACTATAATGTGAGCAAGTTAAAATTGGTTCTTCTTTCATTTTTTTTGTGTCCGGACATTAATAATATATTTTATGACATATTATTAAGTTATTTAATAATATCAATTTTATTTTCTTCTTGAATATCTGCGTTTAGATTTTCTTTTATGTTTTCTAGTTTTTCTTCTTCGTCTATTACCACCTACTTCATTAATAAGCGGTAATAATCCACTATTAAAATATCTAGATTTAGTATTTTCATCTTGATCTTTTGATGCCGGTGGTTTCATTATCATTCCAATTTTAATTGTTTCATATAATTTTTCAATTTGTTCTGGTGAAAGATATTGACTATAAACTTGTTCAAAATCTTCTCTTTGATTATTTTTGACGAGTCCTCTAATAAAAGAAGCTGAATACTCGTATGGATTAATGTCAGAAATAGTACGTTCTCCCATTCCAGTAGTTTTTAAAGCTTCCATTCCCTCTCTTTCTAATATCATACCATTTATTGATTTAATATAGTCTTTGGTTTTAAAATTATCAACAATTGTATCCAAAAAATCAGCTCTATCACTCCCAACAATAAAAAACATATTAATTTTAGCTATACCTTTATCAATGAAATCATTCTTAATTACATTATAAATAAACCCAAATGGACTACCAACAGAACAAATAACAATAACATTAAAATTTTCTATTTGTTGTTTCTTTAATGAATCCATTTCAGAGTTAGCAAGATATGTTTTATAAGCTGATATCATTTTGTGTAATATTGTAGATTTATAAATTACATCTGATTGAGTCATATTAGCTACAATTGCGGCATCAGATTTATTTTTTGGTTTAGGTATAGATGATCTACTACATGGTAAAGGATTTTTACCATCTAAAGAACTAGATGTTATTATATAAGCTTTGTAAACACCTAAATCAATAGCTTTATTAATCATAGTTTTAATCAATTCTAGATGACCAGGTGTTGGTGGATTCATTCTTACAAAAGAAAAAATAAATGTATTATCAGGTGTATAATCTATACTCATATATATTAATTATATATAAATTTTTCAATTAAACTAATCCAATCTTTAAGAATATTTTCATTTTCATAAACATTATGATTACCATCTAAAATTAGTTGATCTTTACAAACGCATTCAGATTTTTTTTTATCTAACATATTATCGTGATATTCATTACATGATTTTAAATAAGTAATAGGTATATTATCTTCACCATCTCTATGTCTAGTAGCAATTCTTTGATGACATGTTTCAGGATCTGCTTTAATGTAAACAATTTTATTAATTGGAAATTCATCAGCAAATGTATTAAACCAATTTAAATAAATTTGATAATTAACGTGTTCAATTTTTCCAGAATCATACAACATTTTTGCGAATACCATTTTATCAGTGAATAAACTTCTCTCTGTTATGATAACATATTTTGGTATTTCAAAATAGTTGTCTTGTTGATCATAATTAATAAATGTTTGCTGATTTCTCTTCTTGATTAATTTTTCTTGAGATTCTTTAACTTGATGAAAAGTATCTTTAAATAATTTTAGTCTAGAAATATAAGCCATCATTTGAAATGAAAACGAATACTTATCTTGGTCAGCATAAAATTTTTCTAAAATTGTAGTGCCATTTTCGTCTTTAATTTTACTCCATTCATCAACAGGTTCTTTTAAGAATATGATATGTGCATTATCTTTAAAATGTTTTTTAAGATTAGCTAGTAAAGTGGTCTTACCAGAACCAATATTGCCTTCAATAGAAACAATTTGAATTTGATGATTCATGATATGTATTATTAACAGATTTTATTTATATCTATTTTTATTTTCAATTTTATTTAATAAAAAAATTGATATTAAAAATATATATAAAGATAAGAGTAGATAATTAAGTAATTAAACCATAAAAATGGATTTAAAACAACGTAAGCTTAACAAGTCTGAATGGGATTCTATTGAAAGACCTGTTTCTGATGAAGAAATGGCTATTCTAAATCTCATTAGGAAAGGTTATCATGATGTAACGAGTAGAGTTAATAAAAATAATTCTATCTTTACATATTTAAAGATAGAATTTTCAGAAAAAATGGAGGATTATATTTATAATAGGTTCTTACGTAAAAGAGCGGATCAAATTGAGAAATTATTGTTTGAATTAGATGCTACATATAAAATAATGAAGATTGATGTAAATATAAAACCAAATTCATCAGATAGAATAAGATTGGAAAGATTCGATGAAGAAACAATTAAAAATAATGATATTTATGAAACTATCTTAATGGCACATATTGAACACTTGTTAGTAGCAAGAAAACTAATGAATACACGACCAGTAGATATACAAAAAAATACAAAATTATTTCATTATCATTATTATACTCTTTATAAACTTATTAGAAATAATATCGTGAGATTGAATAGACATGTTATAAATTTGGTAAATATAGTTCTTAATAAATTTGTTGATGAAATTAGCAAGTCTGTTGTTATAGAAAATGCTGTCGAATTTATTGAGAAAAATGAAAGTTTGTTAAAGTATGGTGATTTGGTTTTATATGGACATCAAAAAGAAATATTTACAACAATTAAAACTCCAACACCTAAATTGATATTGTATATGGCTCCAACAGGTACAGGTAAAACTTTAACACCAATTGCGATTTCAGAGGAAAAAAAAGTGATATTTGTTTGTGCGGCAAGACATGTGGGTTTAGCACTAGCAAGAGCAGCAATTTCTGTGAATAAAAAAATTGCTTTTGCGTTTGGTTGTTCGAGTGCTGACGATATTAGGTTACATTATTTCGCAGTTAAAGAATTTACTAGAAATAAACGTACAGGTGGAATTAAAAAAGTTGACAATTCTGTTGGTGATAATGTAGAAATAATTATTTGTGATATTAGATCGTATTTACCTGCTATGTATTATATGTTAGCATTCTTTCCAGCAAATGATATAGTAACTTATTGGGATGAACCTACTATTACAATGGACTATGAAGAACACGAATTTCATAAGACAATCAGGAAAAATTGGAAAGAAAATGTAATTCCAACATTAGTTTTATCATCAGCTACTTTACCTAAGGAAAATGAACTTACAGAAACAATTCCTGATTTCTTAAATAAATTCCCAGGCGCTGAAATTTGTAATATCATAAGTCATGATTGTAAAAAATCTATTCCAATAATTAATAAAGATGGATTTGTTGTATTACCACATTATTTATCGAGCAATTATGATGAAATATTAACAATATCAAATCATTGTAGAAATTATTTGACTTTATTAAGATATTTTGATTTGAAAGAAGTAGTTGAATTTATTACATTTGTTAACAGAAATAATTATGCGAATACAAGAGTACGATTAGATAGACATTTTGAAGATTTAGATGATATTAATATGAAGAATATTAAAGTTTATTATGTTGAGATGCTTAGAAATATTAATCCGACTAACTGGCAAAATATTTATACATATTTTCAAGAAAATAGAAGACCAAGAGTATTAGAAAATACAAATGTTGATATAAAAGGAAGTAGAATACATAAAATTAGAAGTCAAGGTCATGGTATTGGTTTGTCAGCTTCAAATTCTTTAGTAGGAGCACCTATCTCAAGACTAGCATCTGAACAAATTATAAATTCAAAAGTAAATGAACCAGTTGCGCGGGGAACATCTGGTGTTTATGTTACAACAAAAGATGCTTATACATTAACTGATGGTCCGACAATATTTATTTCAAATGATATTGAAAAAATATCTAAATTTTGTGTTCAGCAAGCAAATATCCCAGCTGCTGTTATGGATGAACTCATGAATAAAATTGAATATAATAATATCATCAATAAAAGAATTTATGATATTGAAGTTCAAATTGACTTAATTAAAGAAGGTATTGAAAAACAAGTAAAAAATAGTGTTAATGAATCTCATAAAGGGTTTCATGTTAAAGGTAGAACTAAGTCAAATAAAGATCCTAAAAAATTAAGCAAAGATATTCCTGATGAATTACAAAATAAAGGTTCACTCAATAAAATGACTCAAGAAGTTAATAGTTTGAGAGCATTAATCAAAAGAGCATCATTGAATGATACATTTGTTCCAAATAAAAAACAACATCTAGAAAAATGGGCACCTGATATGACTAGTAAAAATACATTTACTAGTTCAATTGATGAACAAGTAGTAGCTGATATTATGGCATTAAATGGTGTAGATAATTTATGGAAAGTTCTTCTTATGATGGGAATAGGTGTGTTTATTAATCATGAGAATATTACTTATACAGAAATTATGAAGAAACTTGCTGATGAACAAAAATTATATATGATTATTGCTTCAAGTGATTATATTTATGGAACTAATTATCAATTTTGTCATGGTTTCTTGAGTAAAGATTTAGTTTTGACACAAGAAAAAGTTATTCAAGCTATGGGTCGTATCGGAAGAAATAATATTCAGCAAACTTATACGATTAGATTTCGTGATGATTCACAGATTGATAAATTATTTACATCGGAAACTGATAAACCGGAAATAAGAAATATGAATATATTATTCAATAGCACAAAAGTAAAATACGAAAATGGTGAATATATTGAAGTTCCTGAGGAAAATGATATATTAGACAATGAAGAGATTGGAGAAGAATTTGACCCATATGAAGAAAATAAAAATGAAGAAAATGAACAAAATGATCAGGATGATGAAGAAGCTTAAATAAATATTATAAATTAAATTGAATTTAAAATATTATTAATAATTTTTTTTATAGAACAATCAAATTTAATGTCGAACCACAAACAAATAATTTATTATGAATCTTTACATTCAAAAGTATATTGGAAATATAAGTCATGGTTAGAAGATGATTTTGAAATAATAAAATTAGAAGATGTTTGGAGAGAAGAGAATTATTGTTATTGAGTAGACCAATATATTAAACAATTTATTGAAGTTATGAAAGAACGAATAATAAGATATCTTCCTGAATTAAAAAAAGTACATGTAATATTAGCTACATTAGACAGAAATAATTTATTACATCGACTTATATTTTCAGTTAGTGAGATGATGGTAAAAATGTTAAATTTAAACCAAGAAAAATTGATTATTATAAATCAGTATTTGTAATAATCAAATATGATGGTAAAAATGTATTTATGGGTAATTTGAATTTTGAGGAATTGGTATAATTCTAATATAAAAGGCTGTATTTAGCAATCTATTACCATATACATCTCTTAAAGAATAATCAGGATGATAATCTATTTTAGGTGCTAATTCAGCATCACGTCCATTTATATTATTAAATTGACCAGTTTCTACAATTTCAATATCCCTATAGGGATTTGGAGCAAGATTTCGCATTGAATTTTCTATTGATTCAATAAAATTTTTTATTGTAGTATCAGGATTAAATGAGAAATAAAATGTTCTCTCAGTATAAGCTATTTTAAAATAAAAGGTATAATGTTCATTGTCAGTAGACATATGTTATTATTAATGGGTTTTATTTTAAATGATTTTTATATAACTAATTTAGCTCCTAATTCTTTATAATAATAATTATTATATGGAATATTATTTTGTAACGCTTTTGCTAATGTTTTATCGCTCATTTTAACTTCTCTAATACAATCATATTTACACGAAAATTATTATATCTTAAGAACCACAAAGTAAATAAATATGATTTGAAGTAATTTTTTCAATACTATCTAGAAATGTTCCACCTTCCAATAACTGGCCTTTATTGTAATTTTCATATTCATTATAATTTTTATTACAACAAGTGCAATAAACACCATAATTTATAAAATGTTTATTTTGTAGTTCCTGATCACAATTATTTATATAATTATTAAAATATTCTTCAGTTATATTTTCAGAAAGCCATTTTTCCGCCTCTAAAATAGCATCTCTTTCAGTTTTTTCAATTTCAAATTCTATAGTATGTTTTTTTCTACAAAAACATCTAAATATGTCAAATGTAATTTTCTTAACATACTTAATTTTGTCATCAATTTCAGTAAGATATCTATAATTGAATATATTTTCATTTCCAATAAAATATGCTCCATATTTTTGCTTGACTTTTACTTTTAATGACATAATTTGTTCATTAATGTCATATTCTTCTGGTAATACCATTTTTAAGTTTAGTCTGTTATCATGATGCATTTTATCAAATACTAAATGTTGTTTTCCTCTAGTGTTTATTAAGGAAACATATTTTGGTAATTGAATTCCTTCCTTTTCTGGATAAATATTCTTTTCTAAATCGTCCACAACTTTATTAGCTTGTTTTAATTTATCTTTTATAGAAACTTTTTCTGATTTTGTTGTGACCCAGCATTTATCTAATTTTGGATGTTTTTCGACTTTGAAAAATTCTCGTTTTTTTGTATGTTCTTTATCTAACCATTCATGATAGTAAACTACATATTTTTTCATCATTTCTTGACTAATTCCTTCTGGTAAATCCTTAGCACTATATTTTCTCTCTCTCTCTTTGTTCCATTTTTTATACCCTTTGAATTTTGTTCTTGTTCTTTTCTTGTAGCAATCCTTAAATTTTCCCAAGTATTATTTAATGGGTCTTGGTCTATATGGTCAACGCTAATTGTTTTAGTTCCTTTACCATTACCATAACATCCTTTTATAATTTGATGAATATATATATTAAGTGAACAAAGTATATAACCATTTTGGTGCTTATACCAGGTAATTTTTTTTTTAATTGATTCTTCATAATCTAAAATTTTTTGATAACTTTCAGAACACAGCTTACAAATAGTATCTTTTTCACAATACATTAATAAATATTCTTTATCATTTTCTTTGATCTTCCATAAAGGATTTTTCATGATATTTGCATCTTGACCTGATGTTATATAATGACCTTTTATATATTCAATAACATTATATTTCTTTATAATATTTTCATGATAAAAGTGATATATTTCAACATTACATCGTCTTAAATCATAATTACTATTATTATTAAACTTAAAATACACACTTTCATTGTTATAATTAAATATAAAATCTAAATAAGTAAACCTTTTATAGTTATAAGTATAAGATGGATAAATCTCATTTTCAAAATCATTAAATATAAAATTTTTATTGAAATTTATAATCTTATCTTTATCTTTATAGTCAATAAGATAAACTTTATTACCAAAAGTAATAGTTCCGCAATTTAATAATTCATCTGTTCCATATACTGGTTTCATTTTTGATAATATTATATTATCATTAGCTTCAAAATATGAATCAATTTTATTAATATTCATATTATGATATTATTTGTAATTTAGTCTTAAAGTAGTTTTGGGTAATAAAAAATAAAATATAATTGTATATAATTTTGAAAACCACCCAACCCGCTCAGTTGGAATATGCCAAACCGCCCATACCACTCATAATTCTGAGAACGTTATAGTTAGTAGCATAGACACGGACCTTAGCAGTCTTGGTACCTTCAACTGTAGCGTTGGAGAGAACAAGTTGTAAAGTGGCATTGTCAATTCTGGAGAAGTTGCAAGTACCTGAAGGTTGGTGTTCCTCAGGGCGAAGAGCGAATGAGTAAACGTTAATACCTTCATCAGGATTACGGGTATGTGATTGGTAAGGTTGAACCCAAGAGAAGTAGGTTCCTTCACGCTCAGAGAAGCGATCTTGTCCGTTAAGTTGGAGCTTAGCGGTGACGACTGGATTTTGACCCCAGCAGTGCATATCAAGAGAGGTTTCAGAGAGGACGAAAGTACCAGCATCAGAAACTCCAGAGTTCTCAAGATGAGGAGAGTTGGTTCCTTCAGAAAGAGCAGCTATAGTAACAGGGTCAAGACCAGTAGTGTTTAGGACGTTTTGGACACCACCAAGATTGGGTTCATTATAAGGGTTTGAAGGTCCGTTCCAGTAACCAGAGTAACCAGGGAAGTAGGCAGCAGGCATATAATCAAGAGCACCAGCATCCTGGAAGAGACCACGAGCATCAATATAAGCACGGGAATCAGCGGCAACAGAAGCAGGACCACCGAAGGCATGGATGGCATTAGGAAGAGCATCAATGGCATCGGTATAATTGAAAGGTTGAGCACCAAGAACCTTGAATAAGAGAGCATCACAAGTTAAGGATGAGCAGTAGTCAACATTTTGGTCAGGTTGAACAACCCAGATGAGTTCCTTAACAGGATGATTGAAGTTCAACTTAATCTTGTTGGATGAGGAACCGACAGATTCATCACCAGTGAATTGAAGTTGAGTGATCAAGTACTCATGAGGGTTTTGGGCCATTCTGCGGCGTTCATCAGTGTCAAGGAAGACATAGTCAACATATAAAGAAGCAGCGACCAAAGATTGGTTGTAGGCAATGGTGGCAGGGACAGGGCGACCAACAGTGTATTGACCAGCAGCACCACTATAAGGGTTTGTGTTGCAGTTAAGGGTAGTAACAGCCCATAAGCATTCATCAATAGGTCTGATATCAAGGTTAATCTTGACTTCGTGATATTGAAGAGCAATCAAAGGAAGAGCAAGACCGGGGTTGGTACAGAACCAGAATTGAAGAGGAACATAAAGAGTGGTTTCAGGAAGAGCGTTACGAGGAGCACAAACTTGACGAGGAGCCAAGGAGTCACAAGGGGATTCAACATCAGAGAAAGAAGGATCAGTGATGAAGGTGAGTTGAGTGGTATTACCAATCATCTTGAAGTATCCGCGTTGTTGCTCAGAGGTCATGGTAAGTTGGTTCCAGATGTGCATCCAATCACCATATTGACGATCGATTCTTTGACCACCAATTTCGACTTCAACTTGAGCAATGAGTTGCTCACCAGGGAAATCTAACCAACGGGCATAGACACCAGTATTTTGTCCAGTAGTGTAGTTTCCGAGACCCATAAGTTGGTTGATCTCAGGAAGAGTAACTTGTAAATAAGTGCGGTAAGCAAGATCTCCATTTCTCGAGATAACACATTGGACACGACGTCCGAAATCGGCTTGACCATTAAAAGTTTGTTCGATTGATTCGATTGCAAAGTTAGTGTATCTACGATAAGTAACTTTCCAGAAAGTAATTTGAGGATTACCAGTAAGATAAACATCTTGAGCGCCATAAGCTACGAGTTGCATTAATCCACCTCCCATTTTATAATATGGCTAAAGAAAAAAATTTTTGAGAATTTAAATTAATTAATTATAATTTAAAATAATATAAATTATAATTTTTCATATTTAATGAAATTTATGAAAATATTTTATTTAGATCTAAATTGGTTTTCATAAATTTCATTAAATATGTCTCTTCTAGTACTTCCTTTTTACCTTCATGATTTTTTGAGAAAACATAAGAATCACCACATTTTTTAACAGACCATCCTTGCTCTATCGAATTAAAAAGAAGAAGCATTTTTTGGAATTTTATTGCGTCTATCTTTAAATCCTCATTTTCTAAATATTTTAAGGAGTCTAGATTTATTTTAAATTCCATTTAATGTATTTAAATAAAAGTTTAATTTATTTTGAACTTATTATGTGGTTAAGGTTTTTTGTCTATAAAATCTAGAGTAATGTAGTTCTTCTTTTTCTAAAATTTTTATATTACTTTTAATAATCTCTCCATAATCATTTGAATAATATATATTTTTAATTTTATAACCTTTCTTTTGTGGTAAAGTTTTCATAGTTTGAATACAATTAGCACAAGGTTTTGAATTTTGTATTTTGTAATTCTTAGAAAATCTTATAACAAGTAAATTAATTGGTTGAAATTTTTTCTTTATCTCTAAAGGTTTAAGTTTATTAATAGCGTCATGTTCAGCATGAATTCCAGCTTCATTGCCATTTATATCTCCCATTCTATTAAATCCAAAACTTAAAATATTAGCCTTTTTCAAATCGTTTTTGTTTGCCTTGTAAAATACATGACGCATGATTATAATTTCCGCACAAACAAGATGAAATTTTTGATTCTCCCTTCTCAAATAGAGAGATATCAGAATTAGATGGCAAACAGAATCTCTTCAAAAACAAAGTATCGAGTATTTGAGACATTTTAATTTATATAATATACTATTATATCTTTATAATCTTTCAATTTTATTTTAAATTAAATAAATAATTTCTCTATATTATAAATTAAATAAATTTCGCTTTAAATATTAAAGGAATTATGTTGTCTTTTAAACCAAAATCAAATAAAAAGATAAAATTCAACAAAAAATCAGCAGTTACTCTTGATACAAAGCATAAGGAATTTTTACATGAATTTTCACTAGATGAAGACAATATTTTAGATTATAAGTGTGAAATATATAATTTAAAAAAAAAATTACAAGAAGAAAATGAAACTCTTTCTATAGAAGTGAAATTAGAGATAACAGATAAGATTTTAGAATTAAAGGGTACAATAAAAGCAATACAAAATAAAAAAAAAAATTATTTGCTTGATAATTCAAAATATATTTTTGAATATTTTGAAAATAAAAAGAATATCTCAACTGGAATAACATGTCAAATAAATTCTAATAAATCAAATATGGTTAATAAGTTTTTTAAAATAAAAGAAAATATAGATAACGAAATAAATTTAATTCAAAAAGATAATAATAATATTGTTTTAAAATATTTGAGCAATGTAAGTGATGATTTTTTAGATATCAATAATTTTGTATATCAGACAGATATATGTCAAATTTGTAAAAAAGGTGAGTTAATTCCACTTGAAGAGGAAGGTATAATGGTTTGTAATATATGCTCTAGAAGTATTCCATATCTAATTGAAAATGAGAAACCATCATATAAAGAACCACCAAAAGAGGTTTGTTTCTATGCTTATAAACGTATAAATCACTTTAAAGAAATATTAGCACAATTTCAAGGTAAAGAAACAACCCAAATACCTTTAGATGTTATTGAAAATATTAAATTACAAATTAAAAAAGAGAGAATTGAATTATCTGAATTAACAAACATAAAAACTAAAGAAATTTTAAAAAAATTAGGATATAATAAATATTATGAGCATATTCCATTTATAAAAGATAAATTGGGAATAAAACCACCAATTATGTCTCCTGAATTAGAGGAAATTTTATGTAATCTTTTTGTTGAACTTCAAGCACCTTATTCAAAATTTTGTCCAGATGATCGTGTTAATTTCTTAAATTATTATTATACAGCATACAAACTTTGTGAATTATTAGGTGAAGAAAAATATTTGGAACATTTTCCAATGTTAAAAGATCCAGAAAAAAGAATGGAACAAGACGTAATATGGAAAAAAATTTGTCAAGAATTGGATTGGGAATTTATACCTACTATATAATATTTATAATTTATGAAATTAAATTATAAATTAATTTGGTCTATAAGGGAAAAGTTTAAGCATATTAGTATTATAAATTGAATCATTTGGATCATAACTATTTGCTCCTACTCCATTACCATAACACATGCCACCTCGTTGTTTACGTGTTTTTCTGCTTTTCTTTCCGCGTGTTTTTTTGGTTGTTCTTCTACGCCTTCTTCCACCAAATTCATCATCTGATTCTGCTTCGCCAGTTGTATAACCAAACATATCACTTATGTTACTAGTATTTAATTCATCTATATTCATAGTACCTTGAGATTCAAATGAATTATCCATATGTGTAGAAACCTTTCCCCGTTCCAAAGGGATCGCCAAGCGTTTTGTCTCATTTTTGTTTGCGATCGGTGTAATAGAAACACCTAAATCTTGTAAAGTAGAAATATGTGATGGAGTTAACTCCTTATCTTGTAATTGTTGTAATTCTTGTTGAGTGAACGTACCACCTTTTATTGTTTTACGTCTAATTTTTTTTTGTCTTTTATGTCTAGTATATCGTTTTGTCATAATATATTATTGTTAGATTTAAATATATTATGTTATTTAAAATCCACCAGGAAATTTTACTAAATTCGCTCCAATACCAAATCCGGCACCAGATCTAGCAGTTACACCCATAGATGGAACATAAGTATCAAGAATGCTAAATGTAGCAGCAGCAGTTAAAGCAATCAAAACAATTTCTTCAATATTCAAAGAACGTTTAGGAATAGCATAAGCGGCAATAGCAACCATTAAACCTTCAACAAGATACTTGATAATTCTCTTAACAAGTTCACCAACGTTTATTAATCCGTTCATTATATTAAATGTTAAGAAAAAATTATTATTGCGATAAAAAACTTAAAAATAAATAATTTAATTAATTAAATGGAACGTTCTAAATCTAAAAAAGGCGGTTTTGAGAGAAAACAACAAAATGGGAAGGAAAATCCTAAATATGTTGACTTATTAGAGGAAGACAAACCTATTGCTAATCAAAAATTTGTGTGTATGTCTTTTTGTTCTCCAGAAAGAATCCTAAAGCAAAAGGAAATTTTTTTCTTCGAAGAATTCCTAAATAACTGGGAGTTCAATAAATCTATGGAAAAATTTTTACAATTTATAAATTTTATTTCATTCAAATATAATATATCATTTGAAGACCTAAATAAAGATTTTAAGGATTTTGTTCAAGAAGAGAAGGATAATTTAGCTAAATCAAATCTAGCTGATGATTACAAAACTTATTTAGATAATCATGAAGATGAACTTCAAAAGAAATTTGATATTGAAAACAATTTTCAAACTAGTACTAGAGGTTTAAAGATCAGAGGTGTTTATCCAACACAAGAAGAAGCAGAATTAAGATGTAAAATGTTGAGAGAAATAGACCCTAATCATGATATCATGGTTGGACCAGTTGGTATGTGGATGCCTTGGGATCCAGAAGCTTATAAGACAGGTCGTGTTGAATATATGGAGGAGGAATTGAATCAACTAATGCACGAAAAACAAAAGAATGAAGCTAATGCAAAGACTGCTTTTGAACAGCGTGTTAAAGAAACAAAACAAAAGGCTATCGAAGAAAATATTAAAAATGCTGAAAAATCAGGTAATACTTTATCTCAAACTATTGATGAAAATGGTAACTTAGTTGGTGTTAATAGTGCTAGTACTAAAGAGTTCGCATTGGGTGAACAAGAAAATATTTCAACTGCTGATATTTGTAAGGAATTATTTGAAGGTGAAAATATTGTTGTTGGAAAGTCAGATTATGGTCAAAGTCAATTAAAATCTGGACCATTTGCTAAAAAATAAAGTTAATTAATTAGTATTTAAAAATTAAATAATATTACAATTATGAAAATTTGTTATATTATTTCTACTTGTTATAAATATTTAGATACACGTGTAAAATATCAAATGGAAACTTTCTTTAATGATGTTAATCTAAATGATATTTTTTATTTAACATCAAAATCTAATATTGAAAAGAGACATTTTGGTTGGAATTGTATGGATGATGAAAAAAATATTACATGGAAATACATACATTTTTTTTATAATATGAGTAATATTCTTGAATATGATTGGTATATTTTTGTAGATGATGATACATTTATTTTTATCGATAGACTTAAAACATTATTAACAAATTATAACAAAGATGATTTTTATTATATTGGTAATGAATTACAACATATTAAAAAAGATTTTTGTCTATATATGTCTGGTGGAGCCGGTTATGCCATATCCAATGGATTATATAAAATTTTATACAATTATGTTAAAGAAAATGGAATAAATAATTCATATAAACATTGGTGTGATGATTTATGTATTGGTTTATGGATTAATGAACTAAAAAATAAATATAATATTATACAAATTGATAATAAAAATTTTCTAATAGATCAACATAAAAATGAACATGAATTAAATAATGCTATAACGATACATCGTACTATGACTGAAGAAGCTAATAAATTTTATTATAATATAGTAAAACAAAATATAAAAGAATTAAATAATAATGAAATAAATGATATAAAACAAGATACAATATTTGTTATCGTAACTGATTTTAATTATTTTAAAAAGGCTAAACGTACTATTATTGATTTAAGAACTAAGGGAAATTGGCAAAAAGATATAGTTCTTATAACTATTGATTTCAATTTAAATGATAATTTCAAGGATTTTTATAATATAAGTGAAGTTAAATTTAATCAAATCGATAAATCAATACTTTTGAATAAGATTGGAAATAATGGTTTCTCAAATTCAGATAAGAGAGAAATTACAAAATTAAATCAATGGGAAAAATTACATGTATTTGATAATTATTTTATCAAGTGGAATCGTGTAGTATTTTTAGATGCTGGATTACGTATTTTAGATGATGTTAAATATTTATTAGAATTAGATTATAAAAATAAAATACTTGCGCCAAAAGATGGAAAGTATAATGACTATAATTTATTTAAATGTCAATTAAGTTACGATAATCCAGATATCATAGAAAAAGTAAAAACAGATTTTGGAGTGAATATCTTAAATGAGAATTATTTTTTAAATTGTATTTGGATTTATGACACCAATATTTTAAGATTATGTGATAAAAATCAAATGATAGAAGCAATGAATACTTATACTTTATGTAGAACAAATGAAATGGGTGTAATGAATCTTTTATTAAGATTCAAATATAATTTATGGCAACCTTTTCCTTTAAAGATTTCATCAGGTAAATTTTTATTTGATTGGTGTGAATTAAATAATCCAAATACAAATTGGAGAAATTACTTTTTAATTAAATATCCAATTACTATTTCTTTTGATGATTGTTGAATCCCTTAAGGATTATTTAATTTACCATTTACTGCTTTTTTTAACACTAATCTTAGGACCAGCTCCCCTCTTTTTGCTTTTAGCTGGGTCATATTGTTCTTCTTGATCTTCTTCAGTGATACCTTTAGATAATTCCCAAAATTCCTTTGAACCCAAATGGAAATCATTATGATCATCAGCTTTATACCAAAAAACTTGATCTTGTAACTTATTAGATTTGGAGTTATTATTAATTACAAGACATTCATAATTTTCGGTACATTGGTCCATAACTTGACAAAATGATTCAAATGTTGGAAACATGCCAGCATAATTATCATATATTCTTTTTCTATTTGCTATATAATTCTCTCTAAGAATAAACACATAATCTATATTTGTTCTCAGTGTAGGCGGAATTCCGAGTGGATATTGCATTGTAATGACTAACATTACCTTCCAGTGTCTTCCATTCATGAAAAGTAATCGCATTAACTTATCACGTGACCATGTATTATCATACAAACAATCGTCCAATATAACGAATGCTCTTGGATCAATTGTTGAACGCTTATAAGCTTCCATCTCTTTTTTAACTTGTTTTAATACTGTTCTCTGACGTTTTAAGATATTTTCAATAATAGCAGAATTATATTCGTTATGTATAAATAATTTTGGCACCATTTTAGAATAGAAACCGTTACCTTCTTCTGTTCCTGATATCACTGTACCAATAGGTATTTCTTGTTGATAATATAATAAATCTCTTACTAAAAATGATTTACCAGTATCACGTTTACCAATTAAAACTATAACAGGACCTTTATTTTCATTAGCTTTGAATTGGATGCTTTTCATATCAAATTTTTTAAGCTCTAGACTCATATCTATAATATTTAAAAAAGAAAATATAATAGATTTTAAACGCTATTAAATTAATTTGTTTTTTCCTAAATCAAACGAATACTATTATGAAAAATTCTTATGTTTTAGAAACATTTATTAATTAACTAAATAATAAGTTAAAAACACATTAAATTTATATTTAAATTCACTAAAGATGATAACAATCAATTATCAGAAAAGAAAAAACATTGAGCTTTTTAAGAATTTTGAGGAACCTACATCTCTTTTTCTCTCGAAAGCGCAAAACTATATACCCATTTATACTAGATTTTTTAATTTGAATGACAATAATTATAATAGTATTAATCTCAATAATAAATGGTATATTTCAAATATTAACGAACAAATTGAAAATAATGATAATCTTTTTATGTGTAGAATAAAAAATATAGACACAAATAAAGTAAAGGATAGAGCAATTTTCTTCAAAATGGCACCTTTATTAGATCCATATAAATATATGATTGGTAAATATGATATATCAAATACTAAATTATTTAATTTACCAAAGCTAAATTCAAGTGTAGAAGATTGCAATTCTAAATTTATTGATATAAATAACTCAGCATATGTTGATGGTTTATTCTTATTTTTATCAAGTCAATTAAGAAATACATATAAATTTATACATGGTGTTGAATATTATGGTTCTTTTTTGGGTATAAAAAATGAGTTTAAAATTAATGTTTTTGACGATATTGATTATTTAAATAATTCTGATTTTTTTAATAAAAATAAAAATATTTTGTTTAAAATTGATGATTATGAACATCTATTTCAAAATGAACAAACTAAATTAAAACCATTGACAATTGGTAATAATATTAGTTTAAAATCATTAAAATCTGTTGATAATGAAATATTTGATGATATTTTTGATGAGAGTAATAATTTAGATTTAACAGGTTTACAAAATAGTTTAAAAGATTCATTATTAGATTTAGTTGATTTAACAAATGTATCTTTGATAGCAGACCATCAAGTAACATTAAAATCGAATTCAACATGTTCTTCTCGTTCTTCATATACAAATGATAGTGATTTAGACGATGAATGTGAAAATTGTGATCCAGATGGTGAAGTATTAGATTCCGGTTCTGAGAAAAATAGTATTGGATCAAAAGACCATAATGAAGAACATGATGAAGAAGATGATGAATGGAATGAAGAGGAAGAGAGAATAAATGTATTTATTCCAAAATTTCCAGTTCAAGTTATTGGAATGGAATTTTGTGAAAATACATTTGATGATTTAATTCTAAAAAATGAGTTAACAAATGAAGAGTGGTATTCAGCATTTATACAAATAATAATGATTCTTATAACATACCAGAAAGTCTTTAATTTCACTCATAATGATTTACATACAAATAATGTAATGTACAATCAAACTGACAAGAAATTTTTATACTATTGTTATAAGAAAAAATATTATAAAGTTCCAACATTTGGAAGAATATTCAAAATAATAGACTTTGGTAGAAGTATTTTTAAATTTGATGGTAAAATATTTTGTAGTGATAGTTTTCAAACTGGTGGAGATGCTGCAACTCAGTATAATACAGAACCTTATTTTAATGATAAGAAACCTAGATTAGAGCCAAATTATAGTTTTGATCTATGTAGACTAGCATGTTCAATTTTTGACTATGTTATTGATGATTTTGAGGAAATGAAAGATCTAAGTAAAATAAAAGAACCAGTTAAACGTTTAATTTTTGAATGGTGTTTAGATGATAAGGGTATAAATATGCTTTATAAAAATAATGGAGTAGAGAGATATCCAGATTTTAAATTATATAAAATGATAGCTAGATGCGTACATAATCACACACCTCAAGCTCAATTAGAACGTCAAGAATTTGATACTTATACAAAGTTTAAAGGTGATGTGCCAGAAGATGTAATAGATATTGACAAGATTCCATCACATATTTAGAATTATTTTTTTTTTATAAAATCCATATTAAATAATATCCATTATATATATATAATGGATAATAGATTTGGATTTATTATAACTAGACATGTTAATTCAGTTAAAACAAATAATTATTGGAATCATTGTGTAAAATTAATTAGAACTTTTTATCCATTTGCAAAAATTGTAATTATTGATGACAATAGTAATTATGAGTTTGTTAGTTCAGAATTTAATTATAGAAATGTAGAGATTATTAAATCAGAGTTTCCTGGTAGAGGTGAACTTTTACCATATTATTATTTTTTAAAGTATAAATTTTTCAAAAATGCTATCATTATTCATGATAGTGTATTTTTCCATAAAAGGATTAATTTTGAGAGATTTAATAATATAAATGTAATACCTTTATGGTTTTTTCATTCAGATAAAGAAAATGTTGAAAATACAAAAAGAATTGTGAAAAATTTAAAAAACAATATTTTAATATACATTAAGGTTTCAAAAGAATACAATGTTTTGGAAATTAATAGAGATAAATGGTATGGATGTTTTGGTGTTCAGAGTTATATAAATTTACGTTTTCTTGAACAAATAGAAAATAAATATGGAATAACAAATTTAATATCAGCAGTAACATGTAGATCAGATAGATGTTGTTTAGAGAGAATATTTGGAACTATTTTTTTTACTGAATCCCCAAATTTATTTAAATATAAATCGTTATTTGGTGACATCATGAAATATCAAAAATGGGGATATTCTTATGACGAATATATAGTAGACTTTAAAAAAGGCACTATACCAAGAGCGGTAGTTAAGGTTTGGACGGGCCGCTAATTGCTAAATGTTTTTGAAGTTGATGAACATGATCCACCAGTATAATGTACATCATATTTAACATTTACTGGTTTTGTTTTTGTATTTGATGAATAACTAAAAGACCATGCTAAATCAGCATAATTTACACCTTTTGTCGTTATACATGTATAAATAGTATCTTCATACTGAGCATAAGAACCTCTATTTATACTGAGATTTTGTGGAAAGATATTAATTGGTTGATTACCTGGACCACCTAGATGGTTTGCTAAAATGTGTCCAGCATCACAATCCTGAATACCATCATCATCTAATGAACGCGCGTAATTTTGTGTACATGTTGTGGTGTCAGTACCTTTATTCATATTTGTGATTGAAATACGAACGTTGGCCGATGATATTACAGGTATATTGTTATGTAAGGTATAATAATATGTACCTGTCGTACCACCACCAATTGTCAACAAATTTTTGCCCTCTATTGGACATGGAACTGTTGTACAATAGCAACTAGATGTTGAATTATATGCATTTATAAAAGACAAAATAGAGAGAAAAAACAAAATATAATTCATTTTATATATATTTTGTTTATTTAAAATCCAGGATTATCTGTAAAAACTGGTGTTATTTTTGCTGTTGTTCCACCTTTTATTACTGGATTTATTTGGTCCATTACAAAATTAGCAATTATTACACTAAAATATACTAAAAAAGCATCGCGTATTAGAAGTTTTAATGGTTTGCTTTCTTTTTCAATATATCTCATTTCTAAAAATTTTGCTAATAAAAATGTAATTGATATAATAGCAGCTACTACAAATATATTTGGCATTTATTAATTTACTGAAGAACAATCTTATTAATTATTTTACGCAATTTATTCTAAAATTTCAATTTCATCTATTAATAAATCAGGTAATAGATCTAACTTTGGTTCTTCAATATTATGAATATCTAAATTATCTAGGTTAAAACTTTGATCTGATATTTTTAATTTTACATTATTATCATGATCTTCTAATTCACTCTTTCTTTGTTCATTTCTAATTGCACTTATTTCTTCTAATCTATCTATACTTTTTGGAGCAGAAATTTTTGATATTCCATTCTCAGTTTGTACATAATCAGTATCATCAAAACTAACACCACTTTTTTGTAATTCAGCTAGAGGAGTTTGAGGAGGATTTGGTTTGTGTTCTATAGGCGCAATTATAGGTTCATGAGTTACTTCTTCTTTAATTTCTTCAATTACATCTTCTTCAATTGATTCATCCATATAAGCCTTTAATATAGCCTCAACTGGTATACTTTCTCTTAAAGTATTTAATATACATTCTTGAATAATAATTTCTAACTCTCTATAATTTTTTTGAACTTGTAATGGTTGTATATTAGTCTCAAATAAATAAACGTTCTTATAAATTTTTCTAGCAACATTTATATATACTTTATGAATAAAATCATCTAATTTTGGAATATTAATATCAATTTTTTTCTGTTTTTGTCCAACTCTCATAGCTGTTAAAATTTTAAGTTGAATAATATGTACACATGTTACTAAATCTTCTAAATAATTACAACCTGACTTTTCACATATTCTTTTTTTCTCATTTTCAACAATTTGTTGATTCCATTTTGGAATACGAGAGATTAAATTTTGAAATGTCATTAAATATTTATCTAATTCATTATTATCTTTACATAATTTAATTGATTCTTCAAGTATGGATTTATAACCATCAATTATTAAAGGTGTCAATAGAGTAACTAATCTAGCTCCCCATTCATTCTTCGATTCGTGAAGCGCACTTACATTAAAATCATCCATTTACATAAAACTTATATTTTCTAAACTCAATTCTGAACTTAAAAAAATAAAATTTAATATAAATAAAATTAGTAATTTTTCATTTCTAAACTCTCTCCTTATACGATTGAAACAAATTAATAATTCATAACGTTTTTCAGTATTTATAGTGGTATCTAAAAATTTTTGATTTTCTAATAAAGATAAAATATCTAAAGCACTATAACCTTTCTCATATAATTTTGTACATAATATCATCAACTCTTCAATACCTATTTTTTTATTTACTGATTTTATTAATTCTTTTCTAAGAGATTCTAATTTTTGTGTTTTAATATCTTTCATGTTAAATGTTTCATTTAAATTATATTTATAAAGATTTACAGGTTCTCCATTTACTAGTGGTTCTGGAACATATATTTCACAAAATCTTGATAGGATTGGTTTCATTAAATTATATTTATCTTCAGCTACAATAAAAAATCTTGTATTATGACTAAACAATTCTATACATCTTCTTAATGCTGATTGCGCATCCATTGTTAATTTATCAGCATTCAACAATATAATACTTTTAAAATTATTACCACCATTTGAGTTTATATGTGTCTTAGCAAAAAATTTTAATTCTTCTCTAATAAATTTTATACCTTTACCATGCGAACAATTTACATACATGACGAAAGATTTTATTTTCTCTCTATCATTGTGATAAATTTTATGGATAAATTCATTAACAATTGAACGTTTACCACTTCCTGTTGGACCATGGAAAAGTATATTTGGAATTTTATGTATTTCATGAAAGTAATTTAATTTTTCTTTTATATTTTGATGAATATTTAATGACATTAAGTTACTATATTTTACGAAGTGTTTTTATATTTAAATAGAACGTATTAATTTATTTAATTAAGTAATTTGTTACAAACTTATAAAATTGTTCATAACTCATATTTGGTGCCAAATTATTTTTGTTAATTGTAATAGAACATCCACCTGTTTTTAAATCAGATACATCAAACTCTTCTATTCCATAATCTATAGCAGTATGTACTATTTTTTCTACCTCGTCTTCTCTATCTGACTTAACATGAAGATGTAATGTAAATTTATTTATATCAGCACCTATTTTATAAAGTTTACCAATAATGTCATCAAATTCATCATTTGTTAAAGTTCCACATGTATCTGATAAACATATTTTATCAAATTTTTTATTACTTAGATTATATAAATCACTTACTATATTGTTAATTGGAATTTTTCCTTCAATTGGACATTCACTAATACATGATACATATAATTTAATATTATAATTTTTATATTCTTGTATAACATCACCATTTTCCAAATCAATTTTATAACTCATATAATCATCTAAGAAATTTATCATATTGTTTAAATTATTTAAATTTTCTTGTTTAGTCATTTTTGTATTTTTTAATTGAAAACTATTTGAAACTGAAGAAATAAATGAAAAATTACTTGCTCCAAATTTGAGAGCATTCATTAATTGTTCTTGATTAGGAACTAAAATATATTTATTTTTAGTATCTTTGATAGAATTGAAAAGATATTCTGTATCTTTAAAAATAGGTAATACATTTGTATTAACACAAGAACCAATTTCAATATTTTTTGGATTATATTTTTCTATAATTTCTATATATATTTGTTTTTTAAATTCAGTTGTATATTTACTTTGTTCATCAATATTTAAACCTTGTAATCCATCTCTTAATGTAACATCAAAAGGTTGTACTCTGAGTAATTTCTTTGTATATTTATTAGTTTGAACTATATCATTTTGATAAAATTCTAAAAAAGAGCGAACATATTTAGGATAAGAGTTTGGTTTTATCATTATATAAAATATATTACTATTACTTTAAGCATTTTTTATAAATCAATTAACTAGTAATTTATAAAAAATGTGTTAAATTATACAGAGCTTGTTAAGGATTGTGTATATGGATTATTTTTAAATGCTGTTAATATGTCAGGATTAATTCTATCACAACCATAACATTCATTATAGTATTGTGGAGCACGAATAGCACCATAAGTTTGAACAGATGGAGGCATAGAACTTAAATTAGAATAAGCTGGATTCATTCTACCTGAGAATCTATCACAATCATCTCTACAATGAACATTCATTTGTTGATTAAATATTTGGGTACCACCTTGATTAGCTCTGTTATAAATAGTTTGAGATTTAATATCATTGTTATGTTGTCTATATGCGGCATGATAATTCATATCACCATAACCAGTAGCATAACCTCCAGCTGCTGTATAATATTCGCAACTGGTTGTATCTCTCTGTGTATTATCGGGAGCAGTATAGTTATTAACATAAATGCCATCTTTTTGGTTGTTAATATTAAATGTAGGAGCATAAAGAGTAGTTTCTTTAATAGTAGTTGGTGTTGAATCTTGTTGATTATAAACAGGTCCTTTAACCATAGATGATGTTCCAGCATCTCCATAAACTCTAACATTATTGATAGTTTCATCTTTTCTAGTTGGTTTTAAAATATCCATCAAAGGAGCTATAACAGCACCAATTGCGCCACTAAAACCGCTTCTGATACAATCAGGTTGTCTAATTGTAGAACGATTATTTTCGTAATTAGTATGGCTTCGTAAAAATCCTTCTTTATCAGTATGATCTCCTCTACCTACAGCAGTTCCGTGATTGACATTTCCCTCTAATACTTCATTACGTTTAGGAGGTTCAAAATTTTGAGGAGCAGTGGCAGCTTTGACATCAATAGCACCAGCTGGTCCCATATAATCGATGGGAATATCATTTCTTCTAACTATACCCATTTCTTGAATTGGTCTCAATGTTTCTCCTTTAGATGCTCCTGTAGTTGTCAACCAACGATCTTGAGTATTAATAAAGAAAGTATCTGGTCTTTGTTTTTCAACACGTCCCAACATTTGAGTTGTAGCAGCGGTTTTAATGAATGAATCTGCTGGTCCTTCATAACCTAATAATTGGTATTCTAATTTAGGATTTGTATCAACTCTTAATTCGTCGACAGTCTTTGGTAGCCATTTATCCCTCGCCTCCATACCTGAGTTATATCCACCACTTCCATTAATACTATAACCTTGATTTAATCCTGGACCAACCATAATAGTATCAAATGGTTTTACATTATTATTTTTAATTCCAGGATTAACACGAGATTGATAGAAGTCACTTTGATTAGGCATACCATAAGCCCATTGCATATTTTCTTCTGGTTTGAATAAAGGAGCTTGTTCAATTTTTTTTATAGTTTGAGATCCAGAACCAATCATATTATCTAAAACTGATTCAGTAATATTCATATCATAAGTTCGACCTTTAACTTTACCACCATTAAATGGCACCATATTATTATGTTTAAATTGGTCAGATTTTAAGTAGTTTCCGGTAAGAGAAAAAATATCCTGTGGGTTTTTTCCCACAGCTACTCCTTGTCTTTCTTTTTGTTCATATAAATTTTGATTAAAATATTTATCTGTAGCTGAATTTGGGTTAGGATAATTTTGGACTGTATCAACTAACTGATTTAAATTTGAAACTGGAAAATTTTGTGGAGGAATATTTGTATTTGGTAGATAATTTCCAAATCTCTCATTCACTCTAGAAGCTATATTTGTTCTAGTTCCCATATTTACAAAATTTTCTTGAGTTATTTTTCTAATTTCTTTTTTAGTACAATCTTCATTTTTTTGATTTGATATTACATACATACCACCTAATGCTATTAATGGGACTGCTATTTCCATATTTATATATATAGAGTATTATATTTTAATTCATATATAATAATCTAAATGTCAATAAATTAATTTATTTAATTATTTGACATGAATTAGTTTCAGCACAAATGCTAGGACCACCTACATAACCACCTCTAATTAGATTATAACTTAATGGTAACATTTGTTTTGTCTCATCTAAAACACAATCCCTCTTTGGCGTGAAGTAATCTTTTTCTAAAATTCTCGTACTTAAATTATTTTGAAATTGAAAACAAACATTTAATTGTGGATTTAATGGTGGATATTCGAAATTATTTTGTTCTAAATCTCTGTACCACCATGCTGGATTTGTTGCTCTTGATTGTTCCGTTGTTAATTTAGTACATATTGGATATGGAATAGCTTCATTTGGTACGTTATATCTTTGATATTCATTTTTTCCTAAACAATCTCTGCTCAATTGTCTATTAACACCCATTAAATCACTTTCTAAATTTATTGTATTTGTTCTTAAATTAGCTCCCCATTTTTGTGGAATGATTTGCGGATCTTCCATATAACAAGGATTTGCACCATTTCCTGGAACATTTAAAATCCATCTTCCAGGATCAGTCGCTTGTTGTAACGATTTTTTTGTTCTACAATTATCATATTTAAATCTTGTGAATACCATTTTATATATTTATATGATATATTTTAATTTAAATACTTTTCTTTTTTTTTATATATTAATGGATCTTGTAGAAAAAAAACCTACTTTGTGTTTAAATATGATTGTTAAAAATGAAAGTAGTATTATTAAAAGATTGTTTGATTCAGTTATATCTATTATCGACTCTTATTGTATATGTGATACTGGTTCAACTGATAATACTATTCAAGTAATTGAAGAATATTTTAATGAAAGAAATATACCTGGTAAAATTGTATCTGAACCTTTTAAAAATTTTTGTCATAATCGAAATTTTGCTCTACAAGCTTGTATTGGATTATCTGATTTTGTATTATTTCTTGATGCTGATATGATTCTTGAGTTACATAATTTTGATAAAACAATACTTAATATAGCTAAAAGTTTTTCCATTCTTCAAGGTAATACTTCATTTTATTATCAGAATTTAAGAATAGTTCAAAATAATGGTTTATATAAATATGTTGGAGTTACACATGAATATATTGATACACCTCCGAATAATACTACTATTTGCCTAGATAAAACTAATATTTTTATTAGAGATATTGGTGATGGAGGTTCTAAAAATAATAAATTTGAACGTGATATTAAATTACTTCTCGATGGAATTAAAGACGAACCTAATAATGTACGTTATTATTTTTATTTAGCTAATAGTTATCATGATATCGGACGTTTTGGTGAAGCTATAAATGTCTATAAAAAACGTATTGACTTAGGTGGTTGGAAAGAAGAAGTTTGGTATAGTTATTATAGAATTGGTTTGTGTTTTATAAATATGAATAAATTCATTGATGCCTTATTTTATTGGTTAGAGGGTTATAATTTCTATCCTGAAAGACTTGAAGGAATATATGAAATAATTAAATATTACAGGATTACTGGAAAACATAAATTATGTTTTAAATTTTATGAGTTAGCAAAAGAAATACTCGATAAAAACCTAAATAGAGATTCTTATCTATTTCTACATAATGATATTTATTTATATAAAATTTATTTTGAATATTCTATAATTGA